ATGCGCCTTTCCACACTCGCACCCGCCGCCGCCTTGCTCAGCCTGTTCACGCTGCCCGCCCATGCTGCGGACCTGTCTGCCCTGACAGGCGCCCTGTCATCGGCCCTCGGCGGCGCCAATCAGAACACTACCGCTAACGCCAACAACGCGTCCTGCCAGCAGCAGATCCGCGACCTGCAAGCCAACATCAATGCGGCCAATGCCAAGGGCGACACCCTACGCGCCACGGCCTTCCAGGCAGCGCTGACACAGACCAATAAAAGCTGCGCCAACGGTAGCTACAATGCCCAGGCGCAGGTGGATACCAGCAGTCAACGCCAGCAAAACGTGAACAAGGCTGCGGATGCGATTAATGCGATTGGTGGACTGTTTAAGTAAGCCGCACAGTGATGTAAGAAGAGCCCGCGGTTGCGGGCTTTTTTTCATCTGCCCGTTAGTTATCTGCTGTGCACGGCCCAACGCGATATAAATGCTTTAATGCACGCGATACCCAGATAGCAAAGGAAATTGCGCGATGAACAAATACCTGCTGTGTTCGCTATTGGCACTGGTCGCGGGGTGCAGCACGGGGCCCTACCTGCATCCGGAATCGTCGGTGGGCCAGAACGCCCTGCTTTCACGAACCTGCCCGGGTGCACACGCCGCAATCAGTTTTACGCCATTGTCCGAAGAACTCAACTGGGTTCGCGTGCTGGTGTATGTGGCCCCACCGGGGACACTCAGTTGGCCGGGTAAGGTGAGGGCTACCGACACAGAACTTCGCCTGTTCGGTCGCCTGTATAAACCGCATCTGGGCAACCCCGCCACATCACTTTGGGTAAGTGCGGCCTCGCCTGACGTAACCGTGAAACTGGCTTCGGGGCAGAGCTATCAGGTCAGTATCGAGCAGTTGAAAACTGGGTTCGACCCCAGGCAAATATCCACGTCCTCGATTAAAGGCACACCTTTGGGTAAAGGCGATATGGACGACTTCACGCTGACCTTTCCGGATATCTTCGTCAACGGTGAAAAAGTCCCCATGGCGCCGATTCACTTCAAAAAGCGCGAAGAGCGTTATGCGCCGGTGTTCAACTGCTGAACCGAATCAGTCGGTGTTCATGAAACCAAATTACCTTGCACAGAAGCCAGCTTGATCCCGAACGCTACAAAAGCGGCGGCGCTGGTTGGTATATTGAATGGTGCGCTCTTCATCGTGTTCCCTGCGTCCGATGCCGCACAAGGAGCATGCAGCAACGATGGAGCCTGTAGATGCGTTTGAATGCCAGGTCCCTGACGTACTCGGCTGGGGTACAAATGCAATCAAACTGTGGGAGGGGGCTTGCTCCCGATGGCGGAGGGTCAGTCAGCACATCTGATACTGACCCACTGCCCATCGGGAGCAAGCCCCCTCCCACATTTGGGCGATGGTGTGCTTGAGCCAGGCGTCAGACAGTGCCAGTACCACTTGCGACGAGACGGGGCCAGCAGCCTCGGGCCACTGAAGGCCAAAGGCTGAAATGCAAGGGTCTCAGATACTCCCGAACACAGCTTGGTTCACCCTCACGGAAAAACGCCCTAACCTGACTTCATACTGCGATGCGTAGACAGCAACCCTTTCTTATCAAAAAGAAAAATCATCTCGTTGCCCCCAGCGTCCTGACAAACAACGCCCTCAGTTTCTCCGTCGACAATTCCTTGGCATGCCATGTTCGATACATATGGACGGATTTGGCACTTCAGGGTTTTGCCATCCTGGATGATCAGGTGATGGGTGGCAGATATGTCTTCTGGAGCAGGCTTGGGGCAGGAGCCGTCACCCCAATCAACCCCTCGATGATTGGGTCGTGAGACGCAACCGGCAAGCAGGAACAGGGGCAACAGGTATTTGAAATTTATGATCACCGTCCTTGGTTGCGAAGAAGATGAGTACATTCTTCGTAACCATATCTCGTTTTATCGGAGGTGTTCTTTCAAGAACGGAACGATTTGCGCCCCCGGCCCAGCGCCGGCCTTCTTGTTTCTAGTGATCCCCCACTCTGCTATGGTGGCGCCCTCATACCGCAACGCAAGCATCAAAGAATGGACTCATGGAAGACTGTTGTAATCGTCGTGATGACGTTGATCGGCAACCAGGTAGTAGCGGCGGAAAATGCCAACCCTTTCGATAAAGGTCTGATGATCACGACGTTCCTGCCAACTATTCTGATTGGGGCAACGACGTCTCTCACGACCGAACCGCCAGAGCTTTTCAAATCAGCCAAAACCGATGCTCTTGCCTACATAGGCTCGAATGGCGAGATTCGCGGTGCGCAGTTTGAGCAAGCATCCCGGCATTATCGCTCAACTTATAGATCGCCCCTCATGTCCGATATGCAGCTCGCCCAGGCGATTGCGACTACATACTGATACCGACCGTTAACCTATCCTCCCTGCAATCAGCGGCGGGTGCCTCGACCTAATCCAACTCCCCGCCTGCTGCCGGTGCCCATTCTGTAAGAGCGCATCCGTACTCGGCCCACAGAACCTGTGATCCCTTCCCGTTCAAAGTCAGCCGCTAATGCTCTTGCGCAATCGCCGGGAGCCAGCCCTTGGCGAATTCTCGGGTTTTCGGGTCGAAATTGATTGGGTGGCCAGTGGGGCATTTAACCTAGCCCTATCGAGCCCCCTCGCCAGAGCGTTTGTCATCGTTTCTCCCGGCAATGAATCGGGCGCCTCCTCAAAAAGCATCTTCCCATCAACTCCGTAGACCCCTATGAACAACTCCGTTCTGCCGAGAAGCGACATTCGGACTTGGACGTTTAGAAGCGTGCCATCAGGCTGCCGCTCATCTACGGATCGAGTATGAAGGGCGGGATCAGCCCAGTCCCAGAAAACCTTACCCCTGTTTCTCATGTAAGCGCCCCGATGTTAAGGCGGCAATTATGCGACTGGATTGGGGAGGAAAATAGTACAGAGCGCAGGAAATTTTCTGTTTCCCTGAGGCTCGATGTCACTGATCCACGTGCCTTGGACTGAGGCAGCCAAGCGGTGGAGAGGCCTGATCATCCACTTTAGGCTTCAGAAAATGCGTCCACGCTGAGTGAGCAGCGTCGTAGCGTGCATTTGCGTAGCTCCACTCTACACCGCCAATTTTTCCCGCAACTACAAGCATCATCAGATCACTTATGGCTGCGTCGAGTTCGAGCAGACGTTTGTGCGCTTCGAATCGGAAGTCATCGTTACTGGTCATGGCCCAAGCACCTGTGCAAAACATGAGCCGTAGACATTTTCCTGTACGAAAAATTCTTGCCCGTACAACAAAATCGTCATTCCAAGCATGCTGTTCCACGATCAGCCTCGAATGAAACACTGCATCACCCGCAGATCTCGTCATAAATTGCCTGAGGTTTGAGTGCCGGCCTAGCAATAGACAGGTATCCACTGGCTGCCAATACGTGACTATGAATATGGGGCGGGCACCGGCCATGGCCAACGTTACACCCGCAAATTAGGGCAAACAGACTTTGCCAACCCCCTGCGAATGAACACCGAACACAACGGTGAAGACGAGTGAATCAGCCAGGCTGAAATTTGATTCGAACCTACTTATTGGGCTCGAATTTCGCGAACATCATGCCGAAGAAAAAGCCCCCGACCATGGCCAGATAGACAGACTTATAGCCGGAAACGTTATAGGCCAACCAGTAGTTAGCTGCGGTGATTACGGCGAATGCCAAGAAAAACTGCTTACGAGAAAATTGGCTTAAAAAACGACTTGCCGCCGCGTTCATAGCCTTGAGTTTATTCATTGCGCTTCCTTCCTTGAAAAATGCGGCAATCCTAACTTAGACACCTTTTGTCTGCCATGCTGCATCCGGTAACCGAAGGGCGACAACTGCTTATGATTGCTACGTGAGCATGTAACTAGGGCTTTACCGAGCTCTTGATCACCCAAACACCAACAAGAACAAACGCTGCTGATTTAGCCACGGCGAACAGAGAATCTCTTCCAGCAAACAACTCAAACGCCGAAAATAGTAGCGAGATCGTCCCTACTACCACCAACCCATAGCCAACTGGGCGCACGTACCTGTGGAACATTTTTTCGTCTCCCTGATAAAAATGAAATTGTAGATTTCCTCACATCGTAACCTTATCAACCTTTGCGCCACCATCCGCGATCACGAAGAGCGGCGCCTGAATGCACATAATCCATGAGCAACGACATGTACGAGGCCAGCGCACCTGCTGTGCTTTTTTGATTGCGGCATTATCTTCTGGCTATCGTCCTCAACACCACCGGAACCCTGGGCCAATAGCGGTCTATCCCAGCGTTAATCCACGACGAACAACTTCGCCCCCCTGGTGCTGAAAGATCGGTGCCCCTCAGCGTTGCTGCCCACCTGATAGCTCATCCCCGCGGTGAGTGTGAACTGACGACCATCTTCCAACTCCGTGTGCAACTCACCTTCCAAGCACAACAGGATATGACCTCTCCAGCACCAGTGATCGGCAAGATAGCCAGGACTGTATTCAACCATTCGCACACGTGTCGAACCAAACTGGCAAGTTCGCCAATAGGCGGTACCCGTCTGTCCAACGTACTCGATAGGTTCGACAGTTGACCAATCGGTCGTACCAAACGGAACAGCGGTCAGGTCCATGTTTGCCTCATCAATGGAAGGGGGTCTGCGGACCGTACCTATGCAGTGATCCTTTTCGATAGACACAGATGCCCCGCATTTATGAGATACAGGCGCCCAATCAAGCGTGCAGCCTAGAGGAAAGTTTTCGGTCGGGGATGTGTGAAAACGTTTATCAGCGCGATTGGCGCCCAGTGTTGGACTGAAAATCGTGCTTCTACGCAAAACCCAGATCGGCTGAGCATTCGATAATTTTCGGATTTCTCATAGATGCGCAAGCTTCAATTTTCCCGAAGCGTTTTTACACGCTCTGATGGGTGGCCATTGATCGTCGAAACTCAAACTAAAGGCTAAAGGATTCCCCAGTCCTACGCCTGCAAGACCAAGAACAGCAGTTTCAATTCCGTAACATCCGTCCGAGAGCTGCCAGCGAGATCCTCGACCTTGAGGATGCAAGCCGCCTATTGGGTCACATCGACACGCGGATAAACCGAGACAGTTTATAGACACGTTGGCGAGATCGTTAAGCCGACCAGATGACCGAGACGTGCAACTGGTTGCGGAAACCGTCCGAAACGATGCGGAAATCGTCAACATTAATAGCCCGACATAACCAAACCCCAGAAACGCAAAAGCCCCGCAATCGCGGGGCTTTCGTGTAAATCTTGGCGGGAAACCAGGGATTCGAACCCTGGGAACGCTATTAACGTTCGCCGGTTTTCAAGACCGCTATGCAAATCCAAGCAGGCAAGGGCTTTGAAGGCCTGCGGGGTTCCATTACTAAGGAAAAGTGATCGGGCTACAGACCGCATTCTACAAGGGGTGCGGCTTTAGTTTTGGAACTCTTTTTCACCCCTCTCCGGCGTCCTGCCGACCGCAAATCCCCCCTCAAGGCGACCACTGCTAAGCTGTGCACTCCACCAGAGGAACTCCGATGCCCAACTCAGACCTTCTCCCCTCCCTACTCTCCAAGCTCTACGAAAACCAGCTGGCCCTCGAGGCTTCCATCATGGAGTTATCGAACTGGGTGGAGCAGCGTGGCTCCGCGGATGTGGCCGAGAATATTCGCGGCGCGCTGCACACCATCGACGAGAACGAAGAGTTCATCAAGCTGACTCTAGCAGTCCTCATGTCGCCCGACTGATCGTCGGGTAACCCTGCAGTTCGTCGCTTCAAACCTTCCACCTGACCAAATCCAGATTACTGTACGCACATACAGCATCTGAGATTCATGCTATGAACGTTGACATGGACACCGATGATTGGCTCGGCTGCCCCACTCCACTGGAGATGTACCAGCACCAGTGCTCACTTCTCGTAGAAGAACTAGTCGAGACCGAGCGCATGCTGCGCAGAGCTCGAGCCAATATCGCCGGGCTGGTGCAAATGAATGACCTGCTCATGACAGGAAAGGCCGAGGCCGAAGGAAAGCTTGCCGATGCGCTGGAAAAGATTAGTATGCTGGAACACCAGCAGCCGTTTGGCTCGGTGCAAAGCGTGAAGATTGTTACCGAGCAGAGGGACTATCTGTTCAGGGAAAATCAGCGGCTGCTGGCAGAGCTAAAAGCACTGCATGAACTTCACCCAAGCTCATCCGCGTAGGCTGCTACGGCTTCCTCGGTAAGCTCCCGCCACTCGTTATCATCAATTAGGCCCTGCTGCTTCAAGTCATCCGCCAGGGCCAGCCGCGTTTCGTAGCGCTCCTCAGGAGTGACCGATATGAATGCGGGATCATTGCGTAGCGCAAACCACGCCTCCATTGCGGTGACTTGTTCAATGTTGATCGCCATGACGAATGCCTCGAGCCAGTGTCTACAGTGTAGAGATTGGCCGGGGACCGGCTGTTCATTAGCGCCGACGAGCGGAGATGCTTATGTGCGGACGACTATCACAGTACAGCGGTATCCACGACTTCGTTGCGGCGCTGAGCATGCCCAACGCTCTGGCGAACTCTGTGGGCGATCAACCAATTGAACGGTATAACGTGGCACCGACAACAGCGGTTGCGCTGCTACACCTGCAGGGCGATCTTCTACACGCCGACCCGGTGCGCTGGGGATGGCGACCGCACTGGGCCAAGGATCACGCTGCGCCGATCAACGCCCGCGTCGAGAAAGTCGCCCACGGCCCGTTCTTCCGGGCGATCTGGCCTCACCGTGCAATAACGCCGATCAATAACTGGTTTGAATGGGTCGACGAAGGCGGACCGAAGAAGCAGCCCTACCTCATCCGCCGGCGGGATAGTGCACCGATATTCTGTGCTGCCATCGGCCAGCTACCTGATGCAGACGAAGGCCCGGGTGAGCATGACGGCTTCGTCATCATCACAGCCGACAGCGCCGGGGGCATGGTGGACATTCACGACCGGCGGCCCGTGGTGCTGACGCCAGACCTGGCCCGGGAATGGTTGGATCCAGCCACACCCATGGAGCGAGCCGAGCAAATGGTGCTTCACCAGGGTGAACCGTCCGAGGTGTTCGAGTGGTTCAAGGTCGATACGGCCGTGGATAATGCACGGAACAAGGGACCAGAGCTGATCCAGTCTACTAGCCGAAACGGGTACAAAATTTAGTGGATCAGTTCCTTAGCTTTCTCAAGGCATTCCGTCGCACTATCGAGAGCCTCCACAGCTTTTGCAGAATCTGCGTTGCCGTTTTGACTACGCTCCCCGGTGATGACAAACAATATGTCTACGCCGGCTTTCGCGACTGCAGCTAAATAATCTGCCCGAGGAACACGAATGCCGCTTTCGTAGCGCCCCTGCGCATTTACCTCAATTCCGCCGATGCTACCAACAGCAGATTGTGACAACCCTAACCTCAATCGCTCTGACTTCAATCTCGCGCCAAGACTCATAATACCTATCCAAATGAGTGGATGTAGTATTTCAGAGGCAAAGGGCATTCAATAAGTTCAGTCATCAGGTGAGACGGGTTAAGCGCCAAAAAAAAACATCACCCCTATGACCGCAACCACCCATCCCAAGGTAAGCAGAAATGAAAGACCTGCAAGCCGCTTGTCCATAGTGCTCTGTCCATATCCAAAAATGACCTCCATGCGAAAGCATGTCTGGAGAGTCCTGCTATGTGCTGTGCTTGTACTGCTCGCCTATAGCATGGCACGTCCCGGACGTCCCGCAGCCAAAACTGGTGAGCCGTACGTAGCGAGCGCACACAATATTATTTAGCGCGCAATTATTTAGCACGTCTATCATTCCAATACATTTTTTTGCATACCGCGTTTTAGGTATATGCCTGCAAGCTGCAGCTGGAAGTCACTGTGCCGCATGAAAATGCTGCCTTCGTTCGTGATCCTTGAAATGACGTGGAAAAGCCACGCTACTAAATCCGGCCCTCGGAGGCCTAAATGAAATTAAGATCCTTAAGTATCGCGCGACGAGCTTTCGTCTGTTTTGGCTTAATCACCCTCCTACTGATCAGCTTGGCAGGCTTCTCTTATCTGCAAATTGATCGGCTGCGCGCTGCAGAACAGGACATTGAGCAAAACTCCCTCCCAAGCATTCAGGTCATTGACGATATTCAGATCGCCCTCCTTCACGCCCGCCTTGAAAGTATCCGCATGCTCTCAAGCACCACGGCAGAGGTGCATGATTTCTCGCTGTCAAAGGTCGAAGAAGCTATACAGACACTTCAGGTGAAAACTGATTTCTATCGTGCACATTTGATGTCTGGAGAGCAGGACGAAATCCAGTTTGCGAAGGCGAATCAGGCTATGGGTGCTTACGTCGACGGCCTCAAAAAAGTAATCGCTTTGTATTCATCTGATCATGATCAGGCTGTGAATTTTGCCAACACAGAGCAGCCACAAAGAGCTACGGCTTATCAAGAGCAGCTGACACTACTGCGAGAGCAAAATGCACGCCAGGCCGTGGTGTCTGGAGTAGACGCGACCGACGTATATAACCATAGTGTAAAAGTCCTGGTAGCAGTGCTGATTGTTGCATTTGTGTTAACCATAGCACTGGCGATCTTGTTCACTAGGAGCATCGTAAGTCCAATCAGTTCATCACTTAAATTGGCGGAAAATATCGCTGCTGGCGACCTTACCCATGATCTTGATATAACAGGTTCAGATGAAGCTTCGCGATTGATGCATGCGCTGAATCTTATGCAGAAAAATTTGCGACGCACAATTTTAGAAATCTCGGGAGCTTCAACCCAGCTAAGTACCGCGGCCGTCGAAATGACTTCGATCACTGAAAGCGCTGATCGCACACTTCAGCAGCAAAATAGCGAAATCGAGCAAGCTGCTACCGCAGTAACTGAAATGAGCGCGGCTGTTGAAGAGGTTGCACGGAACGCCAATTCCACATCTGAAGCAGCGATGCAATCAAGCATATCTGCAGATCTCGGGAATCAAAAAGTCACTGAGACCTTGACAGCGATGCGCGGCCTGACAGGCTTGGTAGAGGTATCATCAGATCAGGTGAAAGAACTCGCGGGCCAGGCTCAAGACATTACTAAAGTTTTGAGCGTGATCAGGGCGATTGCTGAGCAAACCAACCTACTCGCTTTGAACGCCGCGATAGAAGCGGCTCGTGCAGGAGAACAGGGTCGCGGTTTCGCAGTAGTCGCAGACGAAGTTCGTGCGCTGGCACACCGAACACAAACATCGACGCAAGAAATTGAACAGATGATATCCACGATTCAAGCCGGCTCTTCTGCCGCGGTTGAATCTATGCAAAAGAGCACATCCGAGGTCTACAGCACGCGAGATACTGCAGAACAAGCGGGCCAGTCGCTGCGGCAAATTATTAATTCCGTGCTCGAAATTAACGATCGGAATATCCAAATTGCAACCGCATCCGAGGAACAAGCTCACGTCGCGCGGGATGTTGATCGTAGTCTGATAAGCATCCGCGACCTTGCAGTGCAGAGTAGTGAAGGCACCCGCCAGACACTTACAGCGAGCAACGAGCTTTCTCGCTTGGCCGTTAACCTAAACGATTTGGTTCTTCGATTCAGGACGTAGTAAATCGGCCAAACGCAATTTTCGGCTGATCGTAGGATCTCAGACGCCAACGCGGCGCGCCCAATTAAAAACAGCACAGGTGGAATATGAATAGGCCCGAAATCAGCTTGCACTCTGTGCTGAATTTAAACGAGCGTTCAGCGTTGGCTGAGATGGAAGCTATCACTAGTATTTTAAAACTTGTAACACGCCTTACTGGAATGCGATTTGCCGGGATCGCGAAGTTCACCGAAACAGACTGGATCGTCTGCTCAGCTTACGACCCGATGCATATGGGGATAGAGGCAGGTGACACACTAGAGCTGGAAATCACGCTTTGCAGCGAGCTCCGCAGAGATCCTAAGGCGCTTTTTATTCCTAAAATCAGTGAAGACGGTAGATACTCGAGTCGTGCGGTGGTTAAACGGTATGCGATAGAAAGCTATGCAGGTGTTCCCATCTTCCTTCCTGATGGGCAGCTATATGGTGCTCTATGCGCCCTAGATTCGCGCTCGATATTATTTGAAGACCCGGAGTTGGAAGAGACGTTAGCTTTATTTGCAACGTTGATCGGATGCGTTTTTTTCACGATCCCGCTGCTGAATGAATCCGAATGATATGCCTTATCTCACATTCGGATTTTTGAGTTTCAATGCGAGTGGTTGATAGCTCGGACGTAATCTTGGCATGCTCGTAACGCTATCAATCCGTTATCACCTTCATCAGTTATGGCGATAATTCGTTGAGCATGCGCTGGGTCAAGTTGGGCTCGACGGGCCGCATGAACCACGCCGACGGCGCCGGTGGTGGTAGGCACGTTGCAGCTACTGGCTGAATCCTCGATGAGGACTGACAGCCGGACATCAGCAGTAGCAAGCTGGTCACGTAGGCGAGCCTGGTTGCGTTGGGCATAGGATAATTCCTTGGAGTGTTGTTGGTCCTGGCCGACGAGCTGCTGCTCCAGGGCCAGGCGCTTGCCTTGCTCGGCCTGGACCTGGGAGGCGGCCGCATTGCTTATCGCGGCCAGTTCCTTCTCGAACTGCCCGCCCTGCTCGGCGAGCTTTTCGCCCATGCGCCAATCTTGTACCTGCCACGCCCCGCCGAACCCGATGGCCAGCGCCAGCAGGATCGCGCAAAGGATCTGCCCGGGCGTCATTACGGCACTTCCTTGAAAAAAACGTGTTGACCAAGGCGCAGCGTCTGTGTGGCCTTTGCCGCCCAGGCCGGGGGCTTCGGCATGGTGGTTGCGTAGTAGTGCGTGGCGCCGCCAGTTGGATCGGGTACCGCACCCGACATCACCTGGTCAGCTGCACGTTGAGCCTGAGCGAACTGACCGGCAGGGATCGGCTTGTCGCCACTCAGATAGGCGTAGTTGGGATCGTTCTGGTTCCAGCAGCTGAACTGCCAGGGCTTCAAGCACACACCGGCATAGCCTTCCCCCCACCACGACTTGGACTTACCATCAAACACACGGTTGCGGATGGTCCAGGCCACGGCGATCTGACCTTCAAGTCCCTCGCCACGGGCCTCGCCCCACAGCGTGCGCGCCAGGATGTCTCGGTCTTTTTCGGTAGTGGTCATGCTTTTCTCCAGGCGAAAAAAAACCCGCTCAAGGCGGGCATCGGTCAGCTAACGGCAATCACGCCGGGGCACTTGGCCACTCGATAGCGTCCGGGTACTGCTCCTGTTCGGGGACTCGGTTCAGCGCAACGCGGTATTTCTTCCAGCCTTTGAGCAGGACAACCTCTGCATCCGTGGCCTCGTCGCCATCCACCGCATCTTGTAGGGGCGCAACGGCGTAATCCGCGATGGCCCGCAGACGCTGAATCTCGGCCTGAGCAACGCCCAGTGGATTGGTCGTGATCGGCGGCGTCGGGGGTATATCTTCGTGTGGCAGATCTGGCACTAAAATGTGCAGTGTGATCATCGTGTTCAGGTCGTAGGGCTCACCATCCATTGTGACCGTGACAGTCAATAGACCATCACTGAAAACGACATCCACCTGGGCAGTATTCTCCGATGGGTGTAACGAGTATCCCCACCCCTGATCCACTGGCGGAAATGGGACCATCCCTTCGGTGCCGGTGACACAATACACGCCCACGCTTTCTCGGTAACTGTCGACGTCCTTGCCGCCCAGCGACGTGATATCAAACAAAGCACCTGTCTGGCCCACGATATTGATTGCTGCTCTTGCCATAGTCATATCGCCTTCAAAGTGCCGTCTTGGGCACGAGTGGTATTGCCGGTGTGATACAACTCAATTTCAGGAGTGAAGCCCCCGTTGTAGATCGATCGCAGCTTGATAGTGCCAGTGTTGCCCGCAACGCCATACGGCCAGGCAATCATCAGCCGGTTACCAGTGGTGCCAAACTGAATGGTTTGACGGTAGTAAAGCCCCGTGCCTCCTTGAGGGTTTCCAGCAAAATCAGCCGATGCGAAAACCTTATTATCGATGCCGGGGTTGACCTCAGCCGTCCATGACACAGTTGACTGACTGCCGACGAAGCCAATCATTTCCGTTGTCGGTACATTACCTGGCGCCCGGCCCGTGTTTAGTGGTGCCACCGTACCCAAACCAAGTCCCGTTCTTGCGGCTGCCTGAGTTGTGGCGCCAGTGCCGCCCTTTGCAACTGGCACCACGTTCTCGGTTGAAACGGTGCCCAGGCCGGCCAGCGTAGAGCCCCACTGCTGAACCATCAGATTAACCGCATCAGCCAAAGCCTTTGGGTAGCCATTAACAGGCACGATGCCGTAGGCGGCGCCTGCGGAGGTGGCGCCACGATATGCAGGCGAGATCGAGATGGATGTGTCGCTCGAAGGATTGATCACCTGATAGATGCCGTTATCTGGACCGACAAACATGTCGCCGGATCGGCAGTTAGAAAACTTTGTACCGACACCAGTTACAACGGCGTTGCCGTTCGTAACGGTAACGGTCCCTTCTGAAAACCAAGAAGCCATGTTTTTCTCCAATCAAAATTTATAACAGAAGGATTAACCTCAAGAGTCACGCTTGCATTTTCGCGAACACAGCAGGTATATAAAGAGTGTTTTGTGGTGTTACCCCTATAGTAATCGCCCATAACCGATTCGCGGGGAAATCCCACCAACAATACAAAGCTGAAGCCCGAAATGAACTACCGGCGACATCCATGCCGAAGTTATTAATCAGCATGTACTCATTACTAGAGAAGACAAAAGGAACACTAAAATAAACCATAGTCTGGCCTTGCGCGTCACTTCCTGATGTCACGTAACTCCAAGAGGCCAAAGATTTGCTGAACACTGCGCTGGGAGTTCCTGTGTCAAAAATCAAAGACTCATTCTGATCATAAAGTCGGCCTCCCCATAGAGCTGTAGGGCTTGCTGAGAATGCTGCTGCAAAGTAGTTACCCCTGGGCTGAGCCGTGTTCACGTCATATGCTCGAACGTAAAAGCCTGTCCAGTTGCCCGGCGACCCAAGTATGAGGACCCTACAGAGACCAGCAATTATTCCAACATTGTCAGGTTTGACAAATACCAACGGTGGTTCTTGAGTGGTTATAACCCTCTCAAAGTTTGTCGAAGAGCCAAGACCAGACTCTTGTGTAGGGACAAAACGCCCTTTAGAGAGAATTGAAAGACGCGCATATTCAGAATCGAGAATAACGACATCGTCATTATTCTTGAACTCAAACCCCCAGCTCATTATTTGTACCTCGACACTATAAGGCGCTGGGTCCCAGTCCCAAACCGTCCATCAACAGCGGTCCTGTGCCCCCTCCACACCCTGATTTGGTCCGTAAGTATTTCAGGTTCGTATTGAACTACTGTGTGTAACCCGGTTGTATATGGCCCAATCGGCACAACGATAGCGATGCAGTTTAGTGGGGTCACCCCTGGCACAGAGAAGACCTGCGCAGCGCCGGCGCCAGTGACCGGACCAGAGAAGGTGACCAGCGTTGAGAAAACGGTGCGGAGCGTGAAAGATGCGGGGCCAAGTTGCTGAACCCCGTTCTCGTCCCAGGTAGCCAGCCCATATTCAGCCATCAGTTAATCCTCCCGAACTTGCCTCGACGCTTCTCGTTCGCATCGAAAACCGAGATACCGCTGTTATCGAACAAGCTCGAACCGTCGGTGCCTTCGCCACGCACAGTCACCGTGCCCGCCGGAATGTTGATTTCCAGCAGTGGACGGCCTTTCGAGTCCACCGTCGGCGAACGAAGCACCATGCCCAAGATGATTTCCTGGATGATCGCCTTGCTGATGATCGCGGTGTTGAATACGGCCTGGCCGTTTTCAATCACAAACATCGGATCAACCTTTCCATTCACCTCGTTCACCACTGCAAAGCGCTGAGCGAAGATCAGAAATTCCGACTGTTCTCCGTTCGCACCGAACGCCAAGCCAGACACCACCTTTCTGCCATCTACGATGGTTTGGGCCTTCATCGTCGTTTGAGCCAACACCTTGCCGTTGAGCTGCACCACCGTCTCGCTAACCGATTGCACCGATGCACTGGTCTGTCCAATGCTCGACTGGAGCGTTTCCGAAACCTTGGCCTGGGCCTCGATTTCAGATGCACGCACCTTCTTCTCGGTGCTGATTGCCGCGGTGGACTCCCACGCCTTGATCGCCCCGGCCAGATCACCAGAGCCATCGTCACCCCGGACCGAAGCCCGCAGCGCCTCGTTGCTCGAGGCCTGGGATGTGATCTTTCCGTCTAGGTTGGTGACTTTTGTGTCGAGGCTGGTGAGCGCCTGAGCAGTGCCGTTCGCCTTTTGATCGACCGCAGACAGCTCGCTGTTCAGTTTGGTGATCTGCGCTGCGGACGTCTCGCGGTTCGATGCAACAACCTGTTCCAGGACAGTCAGCGACGACTTGTTGTCGCCTACCTGGGCACCCAGGGTAAGCAGCTGCTGAGCCATCGCATCGTATTCGCTGGCTCGGGTTTTACGCTCTACAGCAAGATCAGCCGTAGACGTCCAGCCTTTGATTGCGTCGGCCAGATCGCCGGCGCCGTCGTCACCACGGGCAGCTGAGCGCAACGCCTCAACTGAGGTGGCGGTGGCCAACACCTTGCCGTCGATTTCCTCGATCTTGTTTTCGATGATCTGCACCTGGGACACCAGTGCATCAGTGGTCTCAAGGATGGTGCCGATATCGATCCAGTACGTGACGTCGGGCGGCGTTGCTCCCACAGGCACAGGGCCTTTCGCTTGGTAGAGACGCTGATCCAGACGCACGATGTCGCCCTTCAGATAGGGCTTTTCCGGGTCGTAAGCGAGGGCATCGCTCACTTGCTTGATCAGATCTTCCAGCTCCTGCTTGGCTTCCTCGAGGCGCTCATTTACTGAGCCAGGCCCATCGCCTGTAATCAGTTCGATTTCTTCGCGCAGACTCTGGTACAGGGCGCCCTTGCCGATCTTCTCGGCGTAGTAGGCCTCATAGTCGCTCTGCTTGGTGCTGGCCTGGCCATGGACTGCACCAAGTACAGGCCAGAACGGGCCTACGTTGCCGGTCCGGTCAACCAGGCGCGCCCAGAAGAACAGACTCGCCCCGGCCAACAGACTGTGCATCTCGTGTGAGGCCTGCGGGTAGCTGAAGTCGCTCAGCTTGACCGCCGTCGTCAAGTCGGGCGACTCGCTGTACCAGAGCTCCGTCCGCTGGGTGTCCTCGGCACCTGGTGGGAATCCCCACTGGATGCCGATGCCATAAATCAGGCTGGTGGTGGTCAGGAACGACACCGCCGGCGGCAGGCCGGTTTTGCCTTCCAGGTTGGTCAGGTTGGAGCTTTTCCAGATCGACGAGATTTCGAAGGCGCTTACCGACCGCACCCGGGCCAGGTACGCACCCGAGTAGATCCCGGTGACGTCCACGCTCGTTGAGCCTGTGCGCTGTACCTTGATCCAGTTGCCGTTGTCCTTACGCCACTCCACCTCATAAGCGACGGCACCAGTTACGGCAGGCCACGAGATGTTCATGGTGCTGATGGCAATACCCTGGCTAACCGCGTAGCTCGACGTCAGCGTGACACTGGGCGGCGCCGGTACCACGGTGATCGGGATAACGCTGATCGGGCGATCTTCCAGGCGAGCGCCTGTGTCGATGTGCGCAAACTTGCTCGGATCGTACTGAACAGCCGATATTTCGAAGACCCCAGGCTCTGGCCGGGCCACGCTGACCACCCGGTATAGTGGGACGGCCAAGTCGTCAGTATCCAATGCCCAGACCAGTTCCGGCTCAGGCGTCACGGAGTAAGCCACGGTAACCGTAACCTGCCGGCCACTGACCAGTTGCACGGTGCGCCCCTCGCACTTACCGTCAGGCAGGTTGAGGATCAGTCGGTCGCCGGGCTTGGCCTGGGTGTCGCGGTCCAGCTTGATGACCTTGCCGTTTACCGCTGAGATACGCCCGCCAATGGCACGGCCGGCCAGCAGTTCGTCAGCAATCGGGATCACGTAGCCAGGAAGCGGGATACGGCCATCCAAACCAACCTTGAAGGTTACGGCCCGATCCTTGGAGTTGGTCAGCAGCGCCCACTTACCGCGGCGCTGGGCCTCGGATTCGCGGGTGCAGCCTATAGCGCTGATCTCCAGCGGGTTGTCGCCGTAGCGCCGCTGCAACTTCTGATCGGTCACGGCGGTGACGTCAGTGTCGTAGTTGTTCAGCGGGTTGTCGTAGCTGACCAGCGCCCGGGTATAGCGTGTGCGCTCTGACGCGCTGGAATAGGTGAACTTGCCGTCGATGACGTTTGCCCGGGTGTAGGCAAAGTCGAAGTCCGTTGCGCGCGGCATATCCGAGAGAGTGAACACCTGGCCCTGGGCCCAGTACGTCATACCTCGGTAGATCGCCGAAATATCGCGCAGCAGTGACCAGGCATCAGCTTTGCTCTGCAGGTTCAAGTTGCAGATGAAGCGCGGTTCCTGGCCACCCTTTCCGTCCGGCACCAGTTGGTCGCAGTATTGCGAGATTCGGTACAGCTCCCACTTGTCTACCATCCACGGCTTGATGCGCCGGCCAAGGCCGAATCGGTCAGCAGTGGTTATGTCGTAGGTCATCCAGACAGGGTTTTCGGTCCAGGCCTGCTTAAAGGTGCCGTCCCAAACGCCACTGTACGAGCGCGACACAGGGTCGTAGTTGCTCGGAACCTGCATCTTCTTCAGCTTCGTTTCGACCGTCACGGCCGGGATGCTGCGGAACTGCTCGGCGGAGAACTCGATGTAGAGCAGCGCCGTGTTTGGGTAGCGAATCTTCGCGTCGATCACCTCGGTAAATCCGGCGATCTGCATGGTGTCCGAGATTTTGTTGTTGTTCTGGTTAGGCGTGATGCGGGTGATACGCATCAGCCAGCCGGTCGTGGCTTTGGGTAAGTCGATACGGCGCGTGCGCTCGTACACGCTGGTGGTCTTGCCATCGACAGCTTCGCTCAGCACCTGCTGGTAGGCGCCCCCATCAGTGGCCAGTTCAACCTTGTATTCGATCCGATACCCGTTGATGTTGCCTCCGCCGTCCACGGACTGGAGCGCCGGCCAGGCGAAACGTACACGCACGCCGGAAAGCTGGGTGTTGTTGATTGCCCTAACCCATGGGGTGCCGCTGCGCAGTTCGGTGCTGATGGTGGTCTCGTTCTCTACTGATGGGATGCCCTGAATATAGGTCTGGTCCACGGCCCCGGTGCGCCACTCCCACTTCACGTTCGGGAAGTTCATGTTGCCCTGGGGGTCTTGCAATGGAGTGTTGTCGAGGTAGATGTCCCTGGCTGTCGGCGTTCCTTCGAATTCACCCTCGCCCACGGCGATCAGCATTTTTGCAATGGCAACCGAGCGCAGACTGTCCGGGGCTTCCGTCGGCGTTTTTGGTTTCTCTTCGCCGCCCTTGGCGCCGTGGATATCGATCTTGCGTGCTGCGCCCATGCTTTCCTCCAGGCGAAAAAAAACCCGCTCTTGGCGGGCATCCCGATTTACTCAGACGCTATGCAACGTCCAGCCCTAAAGTGAGCTGCAGCTGATCGCGCCAATACCCCACTTCATGAATAAGCTCTGGTTTTCTCCAGCGGAACTTGGCTAGCTCCTTGCCGCTGAGACTGGCGACCTTTTGGGCGTCGCTCAGCGTCTTGCATGCGCGCTCAAATTGTTGCTTCTCGTTGAGCTCTCCACGCAACAATGCATCAATGTGTAGATCGCACCAGACGGAGAAGTCCGGAGAGATCCAGCGAGCGAAAGCGACGGCGAGCTTCGGGTGCAGCCAGGTACCCCCCCCCCTTGCCACAATGGCCTCGAACTAAATCCCTCGGATTCGAGGTATTAAGATGTTTCGCTAGCGCCTCTATGTATGCCTTGGTTTCCTGGTTCCTCAACCAGTTATCCAATCGCAGGCCATTACTAGCGGCAATTTCTGTCGCATGGATCCAGCCCTCGCTGTTAAAGCGGATGGCTCGGCCTTGATAATTGAATGGAATGACGTTGTTCATTCACTGCTCCTTCCGCCTGGGAAAGATGTGCAGGCAGAGGCGTAGGCGGAGCGAAACCGACCCTTTTCGGTAGCGAACCTAGCCTGCACGGGGTTATCCCCTAGGGGATTCACGGGCACAAAAAAGCCCCCGAGACGCGAGAGGCGTTCGAGGCTTTGGCATTTCTTTTGGCACAAAAAAAAGCGCTCAAGGCGCTTTAGATACAGGTATTACAACATAGAGAAATAGTGCCATTTTCCCCATCATAATGTCTAGCTGGTGGGGTGAGGTGGGTTTCAGCGAACACAAAAAAAGCGCCGACCTGGCGCCCCGCTTACTAAAATGTCCACAATGGCTGAAAACTACCGAATTGATGTCAACTTGTCAACGATCAGGCTTTATCCTCGGCGTAGATCGCGGCGCTGATGATTGCGCCGCCCACCCGGCGCTTGCCGTAGCACAGCGGTACCGAGTTACCCGATGCCGCGGTGTTCTTGGCGCTGCCGAAGGCGTAGCCTGGCGTGTTCTCGGGCGCGGCGCTGGTCTTGAGGCCGCTGGCCTGGGGGCTGAGCATTTGAATTACGCCGCCGGCGACCATACCCACGCCAGATGCGAATAGGCCAGCTGATACTGGAGGCGCCCAAAACGTGAAGAATGATACTGCGATCAGCACGGCGCCGATGACGGTTTGCAGAACTCCACCTCGCTTGCTACCGGTGATCACCGGCGCAATACGGATATCTCCATCACCAGCGAACCCGAGCTCCTTTTCCCTCAAGTTTGTCTTTTCGCGAAACACTGCAAACTCAATGCCTCTGGATTTCGCGTTGGACAGGAATCTCTCAAATCCCGGAACTTGCACACAAAGGGCTCTCACCGCTTCAACCGGCGTTCTAACAGAAATCCGAAAAGTACGTCCAAATTGCCGGAGTTGGCCGTAAAGCAGGATTGTGGTCAGCGGCTGATAATTAATAGAAAGTGCTGCCATATACTGTTCTCCAGATAATAAAAAAGCTCGCCAAGGTGAGCCTTGAGCTATTTAAATGCCCCGATAGGAAGCATTTGGAATGCCGTCAATCTCTTAGCGGCGATCCAGTCACTAACCACCAAAGAGCCCGCTGCCTCAGAGTCAAAGCCCCGGAGTTTTTTAGTTACTCACCAACAAGTGAGCGTCGTCTCCATGATGGCGCTTTGGCGGACCATCTCGTTCGCTAAGCCACCTGAGTCGCAAATCGGCCCACTGCGTCGACCACTCGCTTGGCACCATCCTGAATTTCTACAATGACCTGGCCTGCCTGAGTGGCAAGCTCAAGGCCTTGCTCCGCCTGAGACTTGCTATTTGCCATTTCAGCGACCGTCTCATCTACCAATTTCTGATTCTGCAAGACAACCGACGCGATTTCTTCTGTCGCCGTGCTGGTTCGTCCAGCCAGTTGTCTAACCTCATCAGCCACAACGGCAAAGCCTCGACCTTGCTCACCTGCGCGGGCAGCCTCAATCGCAGCGTTTAAAGCCAGGAGATTAGTTTGCTGAGCGATGCTGCTAATCGTCTGAATAATTGAGCTGATCAACAATGACTGTTTGCCCAGCGCTTCTACCCCCCCGGAAGCCGCCTGCATGTCAATGGCAATTTTACGCATTGTGTGCATAGTATCATTGACTACGACTGCGCCTCGCTGTGCGCTGACATCGGTTTGCTGAGATATTTCAAATGCTGTTTGAGCTGCGCCGCTGACTTCTTGCTCACGAGCCACCTGCTCGGATACTACCGTCGCGAACTTTACCACTTTGCAAAGGTTCCCTTCGGTGTCATAAACTGGGTTATAGGTTGCTTCCAGCCACACCGTTTGACCGCGACTGTCTATACGTTCGAATCGGCCAGCAACGAACTCCCCCCTGTTCAAAGTTGACCAGAAATCCTTGTATGCCTGGGTCGAAACTTGCTCTGGTTTACAGAAAATACGGTGGTGGCTCCCTTTTACTTGCCCCAGGTTGTAGCCCATAGCTTGTAAAAACTGATCATTTGCCGCTAGTACATGCCCAGAGAGATCGAACTCGATCACCGCCGTAGAACGTAATAACGCCTCAATGAATGACGCATTTTCTGAAGCTTTTTCAACTCGGGACGTAATATTCGTCGCATAGCAAGTGACATGACTTAATTGGCCGCCTGCATCCATGATCGGCTGCCAATGTGCATGAATCCACACTAATGAACCATCAGAATGAAGGTACCTGTAGTCGTCGGTTATAGACTTGCCCGCAGCAACTGCTGCTCGAAAATTATGAAAACACGCTAACTTTGAGACGTATTGCGGAACAATCTCAGCCATAGCACGACCTAAAAGCTGATCAGGGGTATAGCCCAACGCATTGCCAAAATTCTCGTTGCATGCCGCAATTTTAAACGACGAGTCGATACTCAACGTTAGCATTTCACGGCTTAATCCATCGCGCAGCTGGCGGAGCTCTATCAGTTCATCGGTCTGAGATTGAAGCTGTTTCTTGAGGTTAGCGTTGAACATAGGAAGTCGTCTCTTAGGTCATACCAATTCTATCGGCATCTCATGGCGAAAATTGAGGGCATCCGAGGGGAAAACAATATTGCTATGCAAAGCGTAGTTGAACAAAGACGTTGCGACACTCTGGAGCTGAAGAACTCGATCTCACTGTTCTTAAGTGGAATTTTTATGGATCTGAGAACCTTTGTGCCTGAGGATCAGGCGAGTCCGGTCATGCCATGGGCCGCCATAGACGATGATCTCGGAAGGCCTCCCGTAAAGATGGTGCAGCAGGAACGGGCCAGGGCCGAACGTGCCTGAATCCTCACCAGGTAGCTCGGGATCCGTGCCCAGGTATATGCCTGCATGGTTTGGATGCGCCGTCCGGCCCACCTGCATAACGATCATGTCACCGCGCTGAGGGCTGTCCACACGCACGAAGCCGGCAGCCTCGTAATGCTGTTCGTAGAGACTGGGATTTTCCGCACTTTCCCACCAGCCATCGATGCGCTGGAAGGTTTCAAACTCAAGCCCCCACGCGCGCTGGTACCACTCTTCGCATACAGCCCAACAGTCCCACACACCATGAACAAACGGTCGCTTGAGCAGCGGCACAGCGCCAGACGGCGTGATCGTCCTGAGGTCTCCTTCGGGCCAGCTCAAGATGTGCCAGGGCAAGGCCGTGGCCTCGCACATGGCCAGGTCGCGCGATGACGGGCGGCTGGTGGCGTCCGGGTGAGAATGGACGATGCTGATCACCTGGCCCTGGTCTTCCGCCGCGGCGTAGTCCTCTGGATCAAGCCGGAACTCTTCGTTCGGCTCCGTGGCAATGTTCCGGCACGGGAAATACTTCTGTGCCCGGCCCACGGCAACCAATAGGCCGCAGCACTCTTTCGGGTACTCCGCCGCCGCGTGCGCCTGGATGGCCGCAATGATGTGTTTGCGCATTCTTCAGCTCCGGGCAATGAGTGACACAGCGGGAAATCCACCGAACGAGTTTTCGTTGTTTTCACCGAAGCGCAGTTTGCAGGACGATAGGCAGCCCTTGCATTGATCCCGGGCGGGATCGGTCGTTGGGTTGTCCTCGTCATCAAACATCGCTGTCCCCGTGTAATTACAGTCAGGGCCTCTGTATCCCGCCGTCATGGCCCAGTGGCAGAACGTCGTCATTTGGCGGCCAGGCAGCCCGTGGTTATCGATCTCGCCCGGGGAGGACAGCTCCCAGACCACCGCCTCACTGTCTTCGCTGGTTTTCTGGTCGATGTACCAGATCTCCAGCGCCTCCTGAGTCGGATCTGCAGTTGGGTTACCTTCGGGAAAGTTCACCGCATCCAAGTATCGGGCCAGGGTCTCGCGAACCGTCAGCTTGAACTTCAGCAGGTCCTCGAAGGCCAGGCACAGAGCTGTGACACGCCCATTGATGTTGCCTGCGGCGAACGTCGGGCGAGAGGCGGTGCCGTCACTACTGGAAGAAATCCCTTCGATCTGAACCGGCCAGGCCGCGTACTCGGCGCCCTGCCACCAAATCGACTTGGCCGGCAAATCCGCTTCAGAGCCTTCATACGCCAGCAGTTCATCGGGCGTATGAGGGATGGCGTGGCCGTGAAAGCGCAGGTAATCCGCGCCGTAGTCGGTCCCGTCAATTTCAAACAGGCGAATCTCGCCGCCGGGCTCCAGTTTCTGGATGTCCGTGATCAGTGCCATGGGTAGGTCTCAGGGATGAAAGGTTTGTTCGAAGGTGGCGGTGATGGCGTAGACCTGGCCCCCGCGGTGCACTGGCTTGTAGCCGTTGCACTTGTAGAGGCCCAGCTCGCCCAGGGGTGGCTCCCATAGAAAGCCCCTTGCCCCTTTGTGTCGATCGAGGAAAGCCATGATGTCCTTGATGCGGGGCTTGAGCCCGGTAAAGGTCACCGGCCATGACTGAGATCGGTTGTTGATCCCGTCCTCCACCGACTGGGTGTATCCATCGCCAAACTGCTTGGTCCGGACACGTTGAGTTATTTCACCCTCCACGCCCTTCTCTGTTGCCCAAGTAAATCGTTCGATTGCCATCAGCGCCCCTTGATTGCTTTGTTGATGACGCCGCCCTGCCCCATGTCCTTGTTGCGCATCTGCTGATACTTCTGCTCAACGAACGCAGCCAGTTCTTTGCCGAAGAGGTCATAGCCAGGTATATCCGCACTCGATGAGGCGTTACCGTCGCCATCAATGTGCACCTCGACGTTGATCTGCGTACCGCCGGCCCCGCCGCCGCCCATTGCTATTACGCCAAGTTTTCCGCTGGACGTCCGAGTCAGCGGCATGATCGCCTCGGGCCCCGCCTCGCCAGCGATCCCGGTTTTGCCGTTGGACATACCGAATGCGGTGGGTTTGCTGACGATGGTGTTGGTGAAGGCGCCCCCGTCGGCGAACATTTGCACACCGCCCGACCAAGCGCCGCCATTTGCCTGGGTAACGCCAGACCAGCCCGCCAATACATCAGGGCTGTACCCTGCCGCTGTCGATCCTGCTGACGTGGTAGCCCCGCCGCCAAAGTACGAGCCAGCGGCAGATATACCGAGCCCTACAAGTGAGCCGAGAAGCCCGGAGGCTGCTTGCCTGGTAGCAATGCGCGCCATGTCCGCCAGGATGGACTTGGTGAAGTCTGCAAACGACATCTTTCCGGTCATGGCGAAGTTGACGACCGCGTCTTCCATGGAGCTGAAGGCATTGCCGAACAGTGACTTGGTCCGGCCGGCCACGTCCTGCGCCGAATCCAGATAGTTTGCCCAGGCCGATGTCGCGCCCTTCGTCCAGTCGCCCTGCGCTGCCTCCACATCCGCATAGTTCTGCCGGATCTGGTCAGTGGCGGCCTTGTTCGCGTCTGCGAGCGCCTGCGACTTACGCTTGAACTCTTCCTCCGACATGTTCCGCGACGGATCGGAGCGTTGGTTTTCCAGCTCAAGCGACTGCTGAGCAAACCGGTCTTGCTGGCTGTTCAATTGACCGATCAATGCGTTCTGGCGGTCGCCCTGGCCCACGCCCAATACGGCACGCTGACCGGCAAGCTCCAGGGCGCGCTGTTGCTGCCCCAATGCCTGCACGTATGAGCTTATCGCCCGCTCTTGCTTGGCCAGGCGTCCGGTCTCGTTGGTAGCCAGCACTTCAAGTTGGCTATCAGCGTCCTTCTGCGCCTTGACCAGCCCTGCGCGTGCGTCAGCGATCTTCTGGTCCAACTGGATGCTTTGCGCGGCTGAGGTGGTCTTCTTCCCCTTGGCGGACTCAAGCGCGCTGATTTCGGCCTCGTAGGCTGCGGTAACCTGATCACGCTCGTTACCTATCAGCGCCTGGCGTCGGAGCAGATAGTCAGCCTCCGACACAAGCCCGGCCTTCTGCGCTGCGTCAAGTTCCTTTTGATAGTTTTTATAGTCTGCGGCAATGGAGGCTAGGTTGTTTTTGGCAGCGTTGAAACCGGTCAGATCGACCTGGGTTCCGGCAGACTTTGGATCTTTGAATTGATCGTTGATGTTCGCTAGGTTTTTGTCGATCGCTGCCTGATTCAGCCGCGGGTCATTCGGCGCAACCTTGCGGATGTTTTCGAGCTGCCGCTTGTACTCCTTGATCGCCTCGGTGCGCTTTTGCTCATTCGTCCATGCAGATTTGGTCAGGGCGTCGATTTTCGACATCGACGTCACGGCATTACTCTGCGCCTTGGCTTGCTCGCCCTCCCACTTGGCGATATCGGCCTGCGCAGCCTTCTCGTCCTCCAACATGTTCAGGCGATTTTGCCGGAACTCGATCAGTGCATCCTTGGACTTCTTGTTCTGGAACAAGCCGTCCATGTTCTGCGCTTCAAGGAGGTCGGCCTTGGCGCTTTCGATATCCGTGTTGATGTCGCGACGACCGATATTTTTGATGCCGTCAGCAGCGCGCGCAACTGCGTTGTACGCCTTCTCCCAAAGGCTTAGGTTCGCCAGAATCTTTGGCGTGCGGTCGTTGATCGCATCGGCATAAGTATCGGTTGCGAGCTTTACGGCTGCGGCGTGATCGCCCTGCTTCTCCAGAGCCACGATTTGCGAGTAAACCGAAGCCGTCAGGTAGTGGTACTGCTCATTGAGCGCGGCGGATGCTTTCACTGGGTCTTCGGCCAGCTTGGAGAACTCGGAAACCGTCTCGCTCACTGCCTTGCCAGTAGCTTCCTGCATCGACACGGCGGCTTGGGTGATCCCGGTGAAACTCTCGCCTGCGATCTTGCCGTTGTCGGCCAGCATCGCCAGCACTGCGGCTGCTTGGCCGGTGGTGCCCACGGTTGCGCTGACCTGCCGCGCCATGTCGCCCAGTTGGCCAGCGCTGACGCCAGCGTAGTTGCCCGTGAGGATGAGCGACTTGTTGTAACTGTCCTGCTCTTCGCTACCCTTGTGAAAGGCGTAGGCCAAGCCGCCCACTGCGGCAGTGGCCAGGGCCAGCGGCGCAAGTATGGCAAGCAACCCAGCCGCACCGGCACCAGCACCGGCGCCCAATTGAGCCACGGCACGCACGCCGCTGCCCCAGTCACCCGACGATAGCGCGTTACCAAGCTGAACAACGTTTTCCTGAGCCTGGCGGGTACCGAGGCGAAGCTTGTCGAAACCAATGGTGGTTTTTTCGAGCTTGGCGTAGTCCTTGTCGATCTTGCCCAGGGCGCTGTTGTACTGGTCCTGGCTGATTCGCCCCTCGTCAAGGTGCTTGCCAAGCTGCTCGACTTGGTTGTCCAGTTTGGCGAGTGCCGCGCGCGCCGGATCAATCGCCCCCAGCAGACTGTTCAGCGCCTTCTGCTCATCCATCGCCGACTTGGCCAAGGCCACCTGCTGCTTGTCGAGCTGCGCGGAGATCTTCGCGGCCTCGGCCTCGCCATAGGCTCCAGTCTTGGTCAGCTTGGCGAGCGCGTCACGCTGCTTTGCCAGGTCCTGGGTGGTTTTGGCGTTAGTCGACAGCGACTTTTCCAGGGCCTGCATTTCGTTCATCAGCGAAACGGCGGACTGCTCGGCCCGGCCGCCGGCCTTCGCCATCTCATCCAGGCTCGTTTTCGCCTGGACTGCATCGGCCGAGTCGATTTTTATGCCGAGTTCAGAAATATTCACCGACTCACCCTGAATAATTGCCCGTAATCACGGGCTGTTTTCTCGTTCCTCCGCCATTACGCGCAGGGCTTCGCCTTCCAGCACCTGAAGGTCAGGGAAGATTTCAGCGAGTTTCTTTTTCTTGATGCCGAGGAATCCGGCTACGTCGCGGATGCTGCTGTAGTCGAGACCGATAACGCCGCTGGCGCCTGCTCGCCACTGGGTGGACATGCGGTTGAACAAGAGGAAGGACGGCCAGTTGCAGGGCCAGACTTCGACCTCTTCCTCATCAAGGTCGGCAACCGTCAGCCCGAGAGCAGCCAACTGCTCAGCAGATTGGCCGCTTGCGTACATCGCGCTGGCTGCCGCCTTCAGTTTCCCAGGCGAGCCTGACTGAACGCGCCCTGATAAGCGTTTACAACCGCTTCGGCGGTGCCGTAACAGGACTTAACAAGGGCGTTGATGCTTTTGTCGTCGAACTTGTCATCGAAACCCCAACCAACAACTAGATCCTTGATCTGCTGCACCTGAAGCTCGGTCTCGGCTGCAACGACATCGGACAAGGTAGTCGCTTCGCCGAAGCTCTCGCGCATCTCCTTTCCCTTTGCGCTCCAATCGTCGAACAGCGCGGCAAGCCCTGGGCGATCCCGATATTTGAAGGTGAACTCGATTTTCTCGGGCTCCTCGCCAACAATTGGAATCAGCACAAATGCCTTAAATGTAGGGTTCTGGGCGATCCTGATCTTTGCCATGAGAACTCCTTATGCCCCGGCCAGGTAGCGAAGCGAGCGGGCCGAAAGCCCAATGCTGATAGTCCGCGTCATGACGTTGTTGCGTTCCATGGTCGGATCAGGAGTGATACTCACATAGCCCGGATAGAGGATCTGATCACCGTTACGCAGCTTCATGCGCACCACCGCCAGCTCCTTGGTATCGTCATAACCCTCGACGGTTTCGACGTACTGGGCCGTTGGCTGGTCCTCCACCACGATGGTGATGGTGGTGGGGTTACGGTTGGTTGGGAACTGCTTGTCGTCGTCATCTTCCAGATAGCCGACAGTTTGATACTGCTGCTCGCCGCCGGAGGATGTGAACGATGTGACCTTCGAGATTTGCGTCCAGCCGGACACTGGAATCACAGAGCCAGCACCTGCGCCCACGGTGTACTTGTCGGCATTGGTGGTATTGAGACCAGCCAAAGCAAAAGCGTCGGCAGTAATGCCGGAAGCTTTTACAGCGCGGTCATTGATGAGTGCCCAGCCAGAATTGATCAGCAGGACGTCGCCGTTTTCAATGCTGTGTCCTACAGAGGCGGCGACAGGGGGCTTTGCATTGGTCAGGGCAGTGAAAGCGACGGCGGATCCCAAAACGCTGGCGATCTCCAGCACAGCGCCGTTCGGCAGCGGGAAGCGTGCGGCCATGGTGTATTTCCTCTTGAGTGCCCGCCTGGCGGCGGTAGGTTATGCCCCAGCGGGCAGTTGGTCTGCGACACCCAGATAGGTGAAGCTGGCCGGGACCGTGTAGGTCGCCGACTCGGTAATAGTTGGTCCTTGATCTACTGGCTCGGTGATCAAGCCCTCGAAACCGTTGCGGGCCAGCGGCGTGTCGACGCGAAACAGCCGGGCCAGTTCGTCAATAAGGGACTCGACGGTGGCCAAGGCCTGCGCAGAGGGGCAGACGATGCTGACCTGATAAACACCGGCGTACTCGTAAGCCTCCCCGCCGAGATAGCGGCAGGGGGTGCTGGCCGGCAGCTGGTAGGCTCGCAGGGACGGCTCAGAGGCGCTTGGTGTAAAAGGCTGGTTTGCGTAGGCCACTCGTATCGGGCGCGCAGCCGCCCATGCGGCCAGCTTCGTTTCGATGGCCTGACGGGCGCGTGCGTGACTCATACCTGGTTATTCCTGATGGCCTCCAGCACGATATGCTGAAAGCGAGCCACGGTTACCCGGACCATGCCGCCAGGGGCCTGGGTGGAATGGCCGAACTCCAGCGGGATCGCATAGGGCAAGTTGTTGATGATGTAGGCCATCTGGCCGGCGGTGAAGTCGCTCATTGCAGCGACCAGCGCCGCGGTAGTTTCGGCTCCACTCGGGTCCACCTCGTCGAAGGTGACGCTTTCGACCACGCCCAGCGATATGTGCCAGTTCGCGCGGAACCGGCCACCGATGTAGCCCTCGGGCGCTTTTACGTCCATTCCGTCGTTGAGCTTACGGCCCTTCTTCAGCCTGCCACCCTTCGTGAGGTTGGCCGGATCACTACGCAGCGCGCTGTTGTGATCGTCGACGGCCTTGTTGTACTGAGTCGCCACAGCGTTCTGCGCCCAGATCTCCGGGTTACCCACGGGCGACATGCGAATCAGGCTGCTGCCAACCTCGATGATGATTTCGCGGACGCTGGCGTCGATGGCTTCGCTGGTCTGCGCGGCGAACTCAGCCAGGCTCAGGGCGAAGCTGCCGGACTGTCCGGCGCCTGCCCGGCTCACGACCGCACCTGCAGCTCATACAGGATCGGCGTTCCGGCCGGGTTAACCTCTTTCAGCGGGGGCACGATTGACCAGGTGCGTCCTTGAGCGACCACCTTGTCGAGCAGACCAGGCACCCATACCAACCCGTGCGCAGCGATCTTAAGCTTCTTGTCGTCTTGCCTGATGAGGCTGTTGTTTTGGAATTCTTGGCCGGTGAAGTCGAGCAGGATGCCCTGGGCGATTTGCTCGACGGTCGCGCCTGGCGCTTCGCCGCCCGTCTCCGGGTCGTACTCGCCGGGTTCCGTCTTGCTGATGGTCACGGGCTGGCCAAACTCTGTGATCATCTCCAGAGCCATCACGGCCATTTCATCGTAGAATGCCATGCTCAATTGTCCAAGGAGGAAATATGAATTACGGAACAATAAGTGACGACCTAAACCGCGCTTCGCGAGAGATTCGTGAAAATACCAGCGGCACAGGGAAAAGCCTTGAAGACAAGTTCAAGGCGAGAAATTCCTATCAAACTGCCTTTGAAAAGACAGGGTTTGGCGCCAAAGCTTCTAAGGAAATGGCAGAGCGAGACTTCCCTTTAGACCAGCCCGTGTCTTTCGATAAATTAGATAAGGCTGTGAGGACTATTAAAGATGGAGATCAGGCCATCAGAAATGCGTATCCGTTTCTGGACATGTATGAATTATCCAACGACTGACTAAGCCCTAACAGCAAACAGCCCGCGCTTTTGTAGATAGTCGGCAAACTGCGTAGCACTGGGACGATCCGGCGCCGCCGGCAATAGTCGGCCGCTGGTGTTGGAGATCGTCGCGTATTCGCGGGTTACCGCTCCTTCGACGCGCTCTAGCGTCACAGCGCCCTTGCGCTTGTCGATTGGGTCTATGTCGTCCTGATGGATTTCGGCGGCCAGGGCCATTTGACCGTACTGGATCCGCGCAGGAAGGTAGTTGTTCGGCTTAATTTCATGATCCAGCGACACTTCCCGGCGCGGCCAGGCCAGCCCCTGCTCGCTGTGTGTCTTGCGCCCCTTCCAGGTCATGCCATCCATCGCTAGCGCGGCCCGTCGCAGCAACGCTTCCTGCGCTGGAACACCTTCGGGGATGACCGTGCCGAATTTCACGGCATACATGACCAGGTCCTCGGCGCTCGCGTAGCTTTCGGCGTCAGGCTTGCCGGTACCGTCCTCGATGATGAGTGTCATGCGTCAACTCGCTGGAATGGTTTGAAAATTGGCCACCGGGTCGCCGGCAGCCAGCAGTATTACGCCTTGGGCAGCTCAGCGACGAGCTTTTCCAAGGATTCTTTGGAGGCGTTTGCCCGATACTGGACCTTGGCTTCGTCGAGCGTTGCTTTCAGCGCCGCGATTTCACCGGCCTCGTCAGCCGGCGGCGTGAGGGCAGACTTCTTGAGCGCTTCAACCTCTCCGCGAAGTGCGTCGACAGTCAAGGCCAGGTCGTCACGTTCAGTGGTCAACTCATCAACCGAAGCATGGATGGTGCCCAGCACGTCAAACAAGCGCAACGCCAGGTCGCCGGACTCTGGACGATGGATTTCGCCAGCTTCCAGGCCGTCAACAAGGATCTGGATCGATCCATGCTCAGCACGCAAAGCCGCGATCACCTTTTCCAGTTCGGCTTGATTGCCCGCACCAACAATTTGCACCCGTTTAGCCTCTTTCACCGACACGTCGATACCGGCCGCTTCATACGCATCGACCACGCTCGGCCAATCGCCAATCACCAGCACGCTGGTCACACCAGCTTCAGGCTTATCGAAATGTTCCGGATTGCGGTAACGCTTCTCCGGATCGAAGCCGCTCAGCTGGTTGCTGTAAGTCAGTTCCATGTGTTTCTCCAAGGCGGCCATCGCTGACCGCGCGTTGAGTTTGGGGCTTAACCGCCAGTAACTGGAGGCGTTGCGGTCAGCGTGATCATCACGCCAGCGGTGACCTTGTTGCTTCCCGCGTGTTTGACCCAGTTGGCAGCGGAGCCGACGGCGGCCAGGGTTGGGTTGGAACCGCCAGTGGTGGCTTTCCAGCTGTAACCCAGCACATCGATGTTCACGGTGCCTTCAGCGCGGTAGCCGATGCTCAGGTTTTCTTCGTCGTTCACTTCGTAGGAACGGAAGCCCGGGGCCTGAGACTCGGTGATGGTTACCGCGTTTGGCAGCAATCCAAAGATCACGTCCGCCGGCGCGGTGTCCGTCACCAATACTGGCTTGCCCAGGGTGCCAGGCAAACCGCCATAGATCACGACGCCAGCTTCATCGTAGATCTTGTTGGTAATGGCTTCGTCGACGATGTCGAAGTAGGCGGACGAGTGCATGACCCACAGCGCAATCCGGCCGAACTTGTCACCAAACTTGCGCATGCCACGGGTCAGCGTCTTCTTGCCGTCGGTTTCGATGTTGGCCGAAACCACCATGTCGGCGTTGGAGCCGATGGCGGCACGCAGACCAGCAGTTGCGTACTGGATGAAGCCTTCCAGGGTTGCGTCAGCGACGTCGGCGCCGACGATCTGGGAGAACTCCTCGACCGGGCGACCGCGGCGTTTGAATGCCTCTTCGGTGGTCTGGTACGGTCCGTACTTCCAGGGAGCCTTGACGCCGACAGCTTCGCCGGCGGTGATCTTCTTGGCAGTTACCTTGCCGTCAGAGTTGACGTCACGGTGTTCCAGAGAGCCGTTCAGCTTGTAGAGGGCGCGCTTGCGGAAGTCACCTTCGATCAGCTCGTTGTCCAGCACCATTGCGCCGTTGGACGATGCGTTGAACACATCCAGGTTGTCCTGAACACGTTCCAGGTATGCGGTTTGCGCCTCATCGTTGTAGATGATCAGGTCGCTGTTAACGGTTGTAGCCATGGGTCAATCCCCTTACTTGGGCAATGCAAGATATGCGGTTTGGCCGTGCTTGCGCTGAAAGTCGCGCTTCTGCTCGGAGGTCATTTCGGAGCGCTTGAATGCAGCCTTGCCGCCACCCCCGCCCGGGGCAAATGTCCCTGAAGCCCTTGGCCACAGGTGGGGTGCGCTTTCGCGCAGAGATTCCGCCCATTCGAGCGGAGTCAGAGGGGTCTTGCCGTCTTTACCGAGGATGACCTGGCCGGATTCATCAACGGCGACCGCATCGCCATCTTCATTAAGGGTGAACACGCCTTTGGCGCGAAGGATGATGTCGTCTGTCGCTTCAGGGAGCGCACCAGCCTTAAGTGCTGCACCGCGCACCGAGTCGCCCAGAACCTTGCCCTGGAACTTGGCAGCGAAGGATTCAGCCTTCTCGGCGCGCTCGCTGATGGTCTTCAGTTGCTTGTCGTAGTCGCCACGCAAGCGCTCGGTGCGGCGGTTAAAGACCTCGTCCACCTTGCCCTCGGTCAGCAGCTTGGTCTCTTCATCCTGGCCCGCACGACTGAGCAGGCCTTTTACGGCGTCGATATCGATGCCTTCAAACTGGGTTTCGAACTGGGTCAGCTTGCCGGAGGTTTCCTTCAGCTTGCCCAGCAGTTCCGAGTTCTTGGTTTTCAAACCGGAAACGGATGCTTCAACGGCAGTCGCGATAGCGGCCTTGATTGCCGGGGTTTCCAGGTCGATTTCGTTTTCTTCTGCCACGTTGATGCACCCCTTGGGTATGTTTTGCCCGCTTTGCAGGCAATAAAAAACCGCCCGGAGGCGGCTGGTTGAATGTGTTCGGTTAAATTCCGGCCTTAACGAATGCGAGCGGTTCTAAAGCCTTCATTTGCAAAAGTGTCAGCGGCGCGAAGTTGCGATCAAGCTGCAGTTCGGTGAATCGCTCGACGGTCAAGCCACCCTCCCGGAACAGCTTGGCCCGTACAGGGCCGATAGCTACATCCTGGAACGACGCCGGCTGAAGCTGGAGCCAGTGGTAGTAATCGAGTTCGGCACTGACCTGCTGTCCGCCTTGAGCACCCACCGATGCACGCGTTGCGCCCTTGGCGAACATCGCGCTGATCTTGGTCAGTAGGATGAAAGTGGTGCGACAGTTCGGGTGGAACGGCGGCCTTGGGCCGGAATCCACCGGAAACTTGCGTTTGTCCATCGAGCGGCATTGCTGGCTGGTCTTGCTGTCCAGTGTCGCCACCATCTGGATCTCTTCGACAATATCCGTATTGGCCTTGGCCACCTCCATCCGTGCCTGGGACGACACATGCTGAATCGCGGTGTGTACGACCGTGCTGGCATTGCGGTTGGTGGTAGCGAGAATCCCGTCCTTGTACCCTGCGGCCTTGGTGCCGCGAATGTTTTTGATGATCTGGAAGTTCGTCTGACCTTCGAAGAAGCCTTGACGGATAGTGCCGGTGACACGCTCACGCTCGGCGCCGGTCCAGCCCTTGATGAAAGCCTTCAGCAGCTTCCCGCCTCCGGTACCGCGCACGCTGAGTGGATTCGTTAGCACGGCTGTGCGGATCGCGGCAGCCGTCGGCGCGATGACATCCAGCGAAACGCCAACCGGTGCCGACCTGGCAAGGCTGGTCGCCTCGAACTCAGCCTCGTAGTTGGCGATGTCCACCAGGTCGAGGTTCAGTTGCGCGCTGTAACGGTCGAAGATGCCCAGCAGCAGGCTATCCACCTCCTTCAGCAACGCTTCCAGGCGCTTGACGTCGTACTCGGTCAGGTCCGACCGGGTGAGCCGATCCCGGATCGAGCGATCAATCTCCTTGAGAAAGGGAGCGAACTTGCCAACCTCCCCGGCCTTGAGCTTTTCGAGGAAGACGGCGTGCCGGATGGTAGCGTCAAGTACTGCCTGGTTTGCCGCCATCTACTTTGTCCTCGTCGTCCAGGCCTAGGCCATCGCCCTGCTCTTCCAGCTCGCCGTCGATCTGTTGGTCAGTGCGCTCCGGCGCGATCAACCCAAGCTTGCGCAGGTAAGCCCGCAAGTCAGCCTTGGCGAATCCGCCGTTCTGCCACAAGCCTACGAGGGCGGTGATCATCTGCGGATCAGCCGTCAGCTCGACGAACTCTTGATTGACCTGATAGGCGACCTTCTTGTCCGCGATCCCCATGTAAGCGCAGCACCACATGAGCGCCCGCGTGTATGCCTCGCTGACGTTAGCCACGCACCCGGCAAGAACGGATGTCGATGCCGACTGATCCCCACGGGACTCGGTAGCGGTCTTGGTGGCTAGTGACGCAACCACCATCCGCGCGCCCAGCTCGATCATCATCTGGTTTTTGTCGGACATGGCCTCTTTTACCAGCGTGTTAGGCGTGGGCTGCGCATAACCGAAGGCGCCTCCTACGGGCAGCATCATCGGGGCCCTGGAGCCAACGTAGATGCCGTTTTTCTCCATCCAGTCGCGCCAGGACTCGTCGAGCCCACTGATCCACGGCTGGGCCTGGCCGCACCAGAAAACGCTGTCTTCGTAGTCGGCACTGTTCCGGTAATGGCCCAAGTTGATCATGGCGATGTCGTAGAGCGGCGACTCGTCGATGCTTGGATCGTTGTTCTGTGCGCCGACGAAGGTGAACGGGATCTCCTTGAGACGCCCCGTGACACCTTCCGGCCTAAACTCTTCGATGACCGCCAGTGGTCCGCCATCTTTCGGCCCAGACCGGCGCCAAACGCGACAAACGAAGCCGTCATCTTCCAGCGCCAGCTCCCGGTACTGCTCAACCGTCTTGAAGCCGAAACCGTCAGGGATTTCCGGTGATTCTTTCAGGACCACCAAAGTCAGCACGCTATGGCCGTTCACCATCCCGGTGCGCCAATTGATGATCTCCTCGGCACAGTAGGTGAGGATCACCGCATGCCCGCTGATACCGTCGTCCTGGTGATAATCGACATACAAACCATGCCGGCCAGCCTCAAGCACCTTTTCGAGCGTGCCCTGGGAATGCTGATAAATGCTTACACCAGAGCCGTTGGCGTTGTCTTGCAGGTACTCCAGCTTCTTCGGCACCTTAAGTGTCGGATCTTTGTGGAACGCCAGGCCGAGCAAACCGTTTCGAGTGTGGCCTGTGGCGTTCTTGAACACTGCGCGCTCGCGGTAAGCCCGATTCCGGTCCTGATTCTCCGGCGACTTGTCGTGCGCGTTGATGTACGGGAGCCGATCGACAACCCTGTGCTGGCCCGCGCAGACATCGCGAACAGTCGCCCAGCGGTCGAGCACCGCCGTGTATTCCGCCCGCTTGAAGGAGACGTCGTTGCTCATCGGGCGTATCCCATTTTGATAGAAGTTACGATCGCTTTGATCGGATAGCGCTTGGCGATGAAGTAGCCGGCTGCGTCGTTCATGTGGTCATGACCCTTTTTCGGGTCTTTGTCCGGCTCGCCCTTATCGGTGTAGGTCTGTCGCTCCAGGCACAAGGTGAGCTGAGGGCACTGGTCGATGTTGACCTTCAATCGTCGCTCGCCGTAGGCATTCAGGAACATGGCGTTCACCGAGTTCACGCGGTCTTTCACACCAGGGTTTGTGGAGTCGACGATCACCGTGAATTTTGCTTTCTTCAGCAGCGATAAGTCGGACTCGCTCGCGTTTTTGCTGCTGGTGTTCTGCCCACTGGCATCGGGATAGACCGCCACCCAGTGACCTGGGAACCGTGTCTGGATCTTCTCGATCATCTCAGGCGTGTCCCGAACACCATGAAACTCATCCAGAGCCATCGGCAGATCGTTACGCACGACATAGACAACGGCCGCCATCTTCATAACGTTGAAGTCCATGCCGATATGCAACGCTTCGCCTGGCTTGATTCGTTCGCTGGTTCGGCACTCATCGCGATTGAACGTGTAGTAGACGACGCCCGCGTAGTTCTCGAAGCCGGCTTCGTATTCTTGCCGGAAGGTGCGTGGGTCCATCTTGCGGCGGGCAGCGTCCAGTTCTTCAGGAGGAACGTTGCCGCCCTGCAATGACGTGTACTGCCAGCTCTTGTGATCAGGCTCGCCACCTGGCTTTCCATCCAGATACGTGTCGTAGCAGTGGTTGAAGCCTTTCGGCGTGCCGATCCGCAGCGCATGGCCGCCCTTTCGCACCCCGACATCCGGAATCGTGTACTGACAGGTCGAAAGCATCGGCCTCAGTACCTCTTCCCAAGCCGCCCACGGGCAGTCTGCCCATTCATCCACCAGGACAAAGAACAGGCCGGAGCCCCGCAGGTTATCGTAGTTGTCGAGCCCCACCACGCGCATGACGTGGCCGGACTTGAGGGTGATAGAGCATTCGGTCTCGTTCGGGCGGTGTGCACGCCACGCCTCGGGAATGGCTTGCTTAAGGCGCCTCCAAAAAACGCGCTTGGCCTGTTTAAAGGTCGGCGCGCCGTACCAGATTTCATCCTCGACGCTTACGCCCCACTCCGCAGCCAGGCGAGCAGCGCGGCGCATCTCGGCCTTGCCCAGGAAAGTCTTGCCGAACCGGCGGCCACACACCGCATCACGGAAGCGGGCCTCTGGCTGGAACCCCCAGCAGTAAATGTTCGCCTGTTTGGGCGTCAGCTTTACCGGTGGGTCAAAGGTACGGGGTAGCGGGGACATTCTCATCAGGCTCCAAGGTGTACTCAGCAACGGCGTGCTGCTGGTCCGCTTGGGAGCCCAGAGGTTTTTCAGGTTCGAGGCGACGATTCACGTAAACATCGCCCACCTCTTTGGCGGCCTGCTCGTACAACTGAGCGGTCAGCGCCAGGTTGCGCATGTTCTCGGCCTTCTCAGCCATTCGCCCCAGGCCACGAAGCCGGAAGGCGCGGTTGGCAATCGGGATCTCTGCGGTCTCTTCTCGGAACCGCTTCCTGGTGTCGTGGAAAAGGGTCGCCCACTTCACCGCCAGCCCCTTACCCGCGGACTTGGTTGGGTCATGCGTCTCCACCTGCTGGCGGCTCACCAAAACCCCGTATTCGTTCTTGACGGCTTCCACCACCTGGGATGGGGTGTCAAAGCACGCCAGCGCCTGAACGATGAAGCTCTTCACCTCATTTTTCAGGGCTGCCATAAATTCTCATCCGTCTAGAGCCTGTCAAGAATCAGGCCGATCTCAGCAGACAGGTTCCGCAGGCCCTCGCAATGTTCAATTTCCCCACCTCGGCAGGACTGTTTGCTGCATCCACCAACGCTTGAACGTCAGGGCTTGCACCGTAGCGGCGGACGACACCGACGAACTCTTCCACGTCGTGGCCCTGCAGCTTTATCTTCGGTGCACCGTCCTGGGTGAATGCTGGTTGACCGTACTTGTCGGTCGCGTGAGCCAGGTGATACAGCTCGTGTTCGATCAGGGCGCAGAACTCAAGGTCACTGCACTGGGCGCAGTAGTCGGCTGCCAGGGTGATGATGAAGGCCGGCACATCGCCGAACCAATCACGCATCTGTTGCTCCATCCGGGCTTTCTGCCATCCACCAGCGCGGAACGCTACCTGTTCGGCTTGGCCCAGGACTGTGCGGCCCTGCTTCTCGAAGCTCGACGACGCCCACATGATCCGGATGTCTTCATCCAGTAGGTGGGCATGGTCTTCGTTGTGAATGCTACCGGTGTCGGCAAGGATCTCGGCTTGCAGCCATTCCCACACCTCAGGCGCGGGGGCCAGGCGAATGCCGAAGTCTGATAGGTCAGACAGCTCTAGAAGTGACGATGGAGGGTATGGCCTATCCATGGATCACCCTAAGCTTGAAATAGCGGCGCGCTGCCGGTATTGGTAACGATCAACTCAACGTAGGAAACGCAAAATGGAATTCGAAACAGCTGAAATTGATGTTGACCAAGGATCTGATAGCCATATCAGGCTCTCTGCAGTGCCATTCCTCTTCAACCCCGGCGAGCGCTCTCTCTATATCGGTGCCGATGGCTCAGGAGGCGCAGTTAAACATGCTGGATGGCTGGGCCTGAAGACGGAACCATTCAACGGCTGGTATTCGGCTCACATCATTTCGGTGACAGGCAACAAGGGCACTGACTGCGTGTTTGAGGTGAAGCGGAATTTCAACACCCCAATACAGGAAGGTGAGTGGTTATGGTTCCCCGCTATGCCACAGAGAGTTGAAACGTACCGCGGCTGACCCGCCCGTGCCGCACTCACCTGCGGCACACCTACCCTTCCCCGTTATCCAGCAGCACATCAATCAGCTTTTGCTCTCCCAGGCGCATCGCACCCAAGCATTGCAGGTCGTCACACTTTAGGCCGAAGCCGAATACGGTCACCTCTCCCTTCGCGCCGATCAGCGTCAAGGCACCTACGGTGCACTCTGGATGCTCACCGGCATCCAAGTCATCGGCGATCTTGCGCAGGGTCTTGGCAGCATCGCGCCAGTCCTCCCGCTTGAACTCCAGAACCTTGATGGTCATTTGGTCATCTGCTGCAGCCACTCTTCAATGATCCGCTTCACCACCGGCTCAGTCAGGATCGAGGAAGGCTTGTCGCCGGCGATCACAGATTGAACCAGTGCGTGCGGGATTACGTGGGCACCATCACTGGCTACCACCATCAGGTGCGGGCGCTGGTCGGCTATGTCGTGGATGCTAGCGGTCATGCCCTACTCCAATGCCGCGCCACGATTTCGGGCATTCGAAAACGTGGCGCGGATTACTTGCTATTGATTAGTCAGAATCCACTACCCTTGATCGACGACTTGCGGCAATCTGCGCGCCTCATCTCTAGTCGAGCTAACGTCATGCCAATTGATGCAGCATCCGCGATGGCGTTAGCGCGCAAGAACTTCCATTACCTGGCCGAAGCCAAAGATCAGGCGCACTTGGCAAAGCTCAGACTGGGCGCAGTCGGTTACAACCAATCCCTGATGACAGCTGGCTGGATCAGCCAGGAACAGGTGGATCAGCTGAACGCTGAGCTCGACGTTGCCTGCGGTTCCCGAAGTCGTGCACTGCGCCCAGACCAGTAGATCGGAAAGCTATTTGCCCCGGCGCTCGACACCACCAGGTGCCTTGTCACAGTGCAGGCAGTGCTCGCAGTTCAACGTCCGGCACAGCCAGACCTTCACCCGCTGCCAGTACGTGACCATGAAGATGTGCCGGGCACCGGCCAGGGCCAGGGATACATGCAGCGTCAGGCCCGCAATGGTCGGGCCGAAGAAGATGTTCTGGCTGCGCGCCATGACGACGAAGCCGCTGATGGCGACGGCCGAGTAAATCAGCTTCCCGAGGATGCCGTCCCTTACCTTCCCGCTCAGTACGCACCAGGCTGCCCACAGTGCGACAAGGCCGCAGGCGATGGAGTTGATCAGTTCAAGATTCATGGTGGGTTGCCTCCCCCGAACCGCTGGCGAATAAGCGCCCAGAGGTCAGCGGATTTGATGGCTCGATTGATGGCCGCGAGGAGTGAGCCGCCGAATGCACCCAACAGGAAGCCGATACCGGCGACGATCTTCGGCTCGGTCACTCCCAGATAGGTGCTGACCATGCTCGTCAGATAAATCGAGCAGGCCATGCCGGTGATCAGGAAGATCATCCAGGCACGCCAGTCGTTCAAGTCGTCCTTGTGCCACCAACTGGCGATCACGGCGCCAACTAGGCCCGCAATCAGCAATTCGAACCTGTCGATCTTGTCGAGCAGGCGCTGTAGATACTCCATGCGCTCGACTCCGTGGGGCATGTTTGAAATAGGTCAGCCCCGGCGGCACTCCCTACTAAGTGCGAAGGGTGTGGCGGGGCCGAAAACGAAAAAGGCCCCGCACGATGGCGAGGCCTTAAGATTGACCAGGTTTCCCTGAAACCAAACGAAAGAGGCCCCGTACTTGGCGGAGCCTCCTTTAGACCGGACTCATTGGTTGATTTCAACGCTGAAGAGCGTTCAAAATGCGGTGTATGGGCACGATGAATAAATACTCTCCCATTTTCTCAATTAATGCAACGTTTCTTCGGATTCTGCATTGTGATTTATAGATGCAGAGTGAGCGGATCCAATGCGCTCTGTCCTTTCGAGAAGCGAAACGCCCGTATTTTGCCGTATTCCCTTCGCATGAATGGGTCGTACCTACTGACTCAATAAGTAAATGAAGTCGTAGGGCTAACGGTGATCTGATACCGTTTAGCCACATGGTCGTGATACACGAGGTTAGTCATGGACGTAAATACCCACTTCCCTGAGTACGAAGCAGAACGCTTAAAACGCGTTGAGGCCCTTTGCCCGCAAAATGAACAAGACGATGAAGTCTTCGAAAAAATGATTTCAATGACTTCAGAATACTTCAATGCTCCCATCGCCCTGATTTCTATTGTCGACAAGCACCGCCAATGGTTCAGGGCACGGATCGGGATTGAGCAGCAAACTACACCTCGGGACGTTTCGTTCTGCGCACACTCTCTACGCGACAGGAAGGCGTTAGAGGTTTTGGATGCGCAGGATGATGAGCGCTTCAAAGATAACCCCATGGTCACCGGCGCGCCCTTCATTCGCTATTACGCTAGCGCGCCACTTCTCACAAGTGATGGTTTCTCTCTGGGTAGCCTATGCATAATAGATACTTCACCTCGACAACCAATGAGCAAGCGAGATGCAGCAATGCTCGTTTATTTCGCTCAACTCGTTGTCTTGCGGATTATGGGTTTACGTTCCCGTAATTTTATTGATCAGCCAACCGGACTTTTCAACCGACTCAGACTGGAAGAAGATATTCGACTAGCAAGCTCTAGCGGCATTCAGCACGATCTATTTGCTGTGGACGTAATATCTCCAAAATTTTTGAATGACGTAGTAAAAGCGCTCGGTTACAGCTTTTCTCAAAATTTAATGCTCAGCGTTAAGGGTAGACTTCAGTCTTTATTACCTAATAATTCTCTCTTGTACAAAATCAGTCCAACGCGTTTTGGGTTTCTGTTAGAAGGTGGCCATCCGGTGGAAGGTCTCTGCCTTAAGATTCTTTCAAATTTTGACCAGCCGGTTGATTGTCAAGGAATCCCAATACTCATGCAGACAGGTATTGGAGTATTGAAAATCGCCGATGCAAAAGAGAGGGACTGGCTACGGTTAGTCGTAGGGGCAGCTGATGACGCAAGGGTTCGAAACCTGGGCTGGGCGATGTATCAACCTGAGTTGGACGCAGCTCAGCAGCGAGCGTTTACCCTATTGAGCTCCCTGTCTGATGCAGTTCGGTCTGAAGATCAGCTGAGCTTAGTTTTTCATCCGAAAGTCACATTACCTAGTCTAGCATGTGAAAATGTTGAAGCATTGATCCGGTGGAATCATCCTACGCTCGGGCCTATCAGTCCCGCAGAATTTATACCACTTGCAGAGAAAACTGCGTTGATGCATGCAATTACCTTCTGGGTACTTGACGCCGTAGTTGACCAAGCCAAGGAGTGGCTCGGCAAAGGTATTGAATTACGAGTTTCCATGAATGTCACTGTCAGTGATCTTGAGAACTCTAAGTTCTTAAATAAAATTACAGAATATATAAACAACGGCGCCCTTCTGTCGAAAAATTTAGAACTTGAATTCACGGAAAGCATGCTCATGTCAGACCCGAAGACAGTTATTGAGCAGCTTGAGCGCGCCCGCGCGTTAGGCATTGAAGTTTCCGTGGACGACTTCGGCACTGGCTACAGCAACTGGACATATCTAAGGCAACTGCCTGTGAGTACGGTTAAATTAGACCAGTCACTAATCAGCAACCTCAACACCAACGAAAAAGATAAACGGCTAGTTAAGACACTCATCGAGCTTGCCAGAGGATTAGGCTATAGAGTCGTAGCAGAGGGCGTCGAAACCCGAAGCATTCTGGACCTGATCACGCTCTGGGGGTGTTCAGAGGCTCAGGGATACCTGATAACAAAACCCCTGAAAGCGGAACCATTAGAAAAATGGCTGACGCAAGGTGGTTTCAGCTCGGTATGTGATAGGACTAGAACGCCAGGCACCGAGTCCTTGTAGTCCATCAAAACCTGTCGGCGGGAAGCCTGTTATCACCTCCCGCCCATCTTAAAGCTGATGTCGCTCAGGCCATCTGTCCAGTTCATTGCCGCAGCAAATTATGACGCCATGAATTTCTCCATTAGCCCCTCGGCGTCAAGGATCTCTTGAGCGGCCATCAGCGCCTCATTCACCTGGCCATCCAAAGAATTTCGTATGGATGAACGCCAACGATATCGGGTCGACTCTGGCTTTCCGTCATTGTCCCAATTGGTGATGTCGTACCATGCCGCTGGCAGCACCGCGGCGGAGCGCTTGCCGTCGGCGCCTGCTATCTGAGGAATAGCCCAGGTCAGCACGGCGCATTCCCGAAAGCGCTTCGGTGCTGGAGTCTTTACCGAATTCAGCAGCTCCAGAATGGCTCCGTGCTTGCGCTCTTCGTGAGTGGAGTACTTCGCTACCAGTGCGCGCCAGTGTGCAGGGGTGAGCGCTTTGTGCAGTCGGCCGAATACCCAGCAGTCTTGGAGAAACGCCGCCTCCTTACCGACGATCTCCCCCTTCTGCTTGGCGCACTGCACCTTGGGTTCAAAGTCGCAGCCGCCGGCGGAACTGATGGTCTCCGCCGCAAGGGCTCGAACTACTGCTGAAACAACGTTGCGATAGGTCATGCGGCTTCCCCTTTCTTCAGCTCTCTGGTCATTGCGCGGTATGTAGCCTTGATAGCTTTGATCTCATCTACTGTGTACTTGCGGGCCGGGTGCAGGCCTTCCAGCCAGGCGACCATTTCGACGCCGATACGCTGCACCAGACGGATGCGGTATTCCACTGCGTTGCCGGACAGATTCCGATTGCACTTCACGCACTGTCGATGGATGTTCAGCGGCTCGAAGCGCAGCTCTGGGCAGGCACCGACGGATCGGTAATGCCCGGCGTCCCATCGGCTGCCGGTCATGAGATCGTTGTCGTTCGGCGTTGAGTCGCAGCTGATGCACGGTAAGTGCGCGTCACGCAGGCGCACGTACTCATTCACCGCGGCCTGGGCTTCGCGTAGATGATCTGCCCTGCTTTTCAGTTTCTCCTTACGGACCTTGATCTCGCGGCGCTCGCGCTGAGCAATAGCCGTACGGGTCTTATCCTGATTCTTCGGTGCATCAAGGATTGCGCATGCAGGGCTGCACACGGCCTGACCCAGGCGCAACGGGACGAATGGCGCCCCGCACGCTGCAACACGGCATTTCTTCGGTTTTGGTTGCTTGGCGATCATGCAGCCTCCTTGCTGAGTAGATCAGTGAAAACCACACCTTGTCCTGTGAAATAGGCGGCGATGCGGTCGGTGTAATTGATGCCCTGGGCGCGGTTGAACAGGCTTGTCACCGGGAAGCCATCAGGGCCGAACAAATGGCACTCGCCCATCATGGCCAGCTTCGTTTCGTATGCCAGGTGACGCATCACGCGGTACCACTCGGCCTGGAATCCGGCGTCCTCGTTCAGCAGGATTTGCACGCCGAAGTGCAGCTTGCAGTAACGACGGGCGTCGGCTGCGTCGCCGATCTGGGTCATTTCTGCAATACGTTTGTACATCCCAAACCACAGCCTGTTCTGATCCAGCGTGCGGTCCTTGCCCGGGCGGAGGGAGACCACAACGAATTTCTTGTCGCGGTACATGGCACTGAGTCGCGTGATTGCCTCGGACAGCTTGGCCTGGCAGTTGACACTAATTTTGTCGGTCATAGCGCCACCCTCTTCTCTTCCAGTTCCTGGGCCTGTTTGATCAGTAGCGCACGGCGATCCGCCAATTCGTTTGCCGCCTTAATTCGCAATTCAGTTTTCTTTTCCGTGCTGGCGCTACGCATTGCCAACATCGACTCCTTCACGGCTTCAAGCTTTGTGCGGAGCGCTGGCACAGGCCTGGTGCCGCTTCCGGTTAGCAAGCCAGCAATGGCCCGCCCATCCTCGGTGATCGGCTCGACGCTCAGGTCTGCCAGGTACTTCTGGGCATGTCCGCGAGGGATGCGCTTGAGCTCCATTGCCTTAGTCACAGCCTGGATGCGACGGTTTGCGTCAAAGCCCACGGAAACGTGCCAGTTGACCGGCTTCGCGTCCTCGCGGGCCTGGCCTACGAACCGCTGGTAGGCGTCGATAAACGCCATGCGCGCTCCGATTTTGTCGCCGCCATCCAGGATGGGTTTCGCGGCAGCCAGGGCCAATTGGATTTCGTCGGTCAGCACCACGGTTTCATATTCATCGTTGGTCGTCATGGCGATGGCCCACGCCTCATCCTTCCCAGGGCGGCCGTCAGATGTCTGGACACGCTGCAGGATGTCAGCCATCGCTAGCTTGCCCTTCACCTCGAAACGACACGCCTTCAACGCGGCTTTGACGACGGGCACCGGGTAGCCGCACAAGTCTTCCGCCATCATTGCCGCGGTGCCCGGATTCATTTCCTGGCCCATGGCTTCGGCAGTAGCGCAGATGGCAGCGGCAAGGCCGGCAACCTGCTGGTCGTTCATTTCAGAGGTATTCATTGCGGTCACCTGCTTGGCGTTTGGCCAAAACCATCTGGGCGGCCTGCTCCGCTGCGGAGTGGTTTGCTTCGGTCCGCTCCATCTGGCGGGCGGTTGTGCCGTTGATGCGCTGCCCGGTCACCCACTGGGTGTGATAGCTCTCGGCGTTGGCCAGCAGCTCGTTGAGGCTGTGGCACTTGCGCAGCACAGCGGCATCGCTGGTTTTCAGGAAGTGGGCAGCGACGTGGTGGGCGACATCGGCGCCGAGGCGGTCAACCAGTTGGCCGAGCTGGCCGCCGACCTTGGCATTCCACACTGGCCAGGCGCTGTAACGCTTGCGGTAAGCCATTGCGTAGTTCGCCCAGACCTTGAATGTTTTACAGGTCTGGTCCTTGGGGCCGGGCATATCGGCGGGGATCTCCACTCGGGGAGCATCGGTGCGATCAACCACCAGCACCAAACCGCAGGACTGGTTCGGCTTGCTCGAGCCGTCCTGCAAATCCTGATTACTGGTTACCTGATTGGTACCCTGATTATTGGTATCCTGATTTGTCGGAGATTTTTCCGACCCTTGCTCGGATTTTTTTCCGACCTTACTCGGAGATTTTTCCGAGGCAGATCGGATTTTTTTCCGACCCTCTATCGCATTAGAGGTCGGATATTTTTCCGACCCATCCAGCTTGCGGTTCCACTCCTTGGCCTTCTCGGTCAAACGGATCAAGGTGATGTTGGCGTTGCTGGAAAGCTCAATCAAACCTGCATCACGAAGGGCCTTCAGGAGGCGGTAGGCGGTGTCCGGCTTGTCGGTGAGCAGCGGTAGCTCTTCGACGATCTTGGCCTTGCTCAGCGCGAAGTAAATGCCGGTGTCCGTTTTGATTGGATTGGCCCAGCTCGGGCACTCGTAGACGAAAGCGAACAGCAGGGTTTGCTGAGAGTTCAGCCCCCACTCAAGCGCCTTCACCTGGTTGACCGTGACGGTGTATTGCATGTCAGGCCTTCCCGACCTTTGCGGCCAATTCAAGGAAGCGATCCACGTACCAGTGAGGCTGCGTCTCGCGGGGGCATTGAGGGCTGGTGAGGTTTTTGCCGTAGGCCAGGCCTTTCTCGGTCACGGACCAGAAATCGACCATTTCCTGCTTGGAGTTTTTGCGCTGCAGGACCTTGAGGAAGCCGCGGGCCTCCAAAGCAAGGTTGAAGGCGCGAGCTGTGCTGGCGATGGCGTGTTCTTTGATCAGGGCGGTGATTGCCCTGGTGGGCATCGAAGAACCACCAGAAGCGTCAGGGGCGGCGTCCACGGTGTAACCAGGCAGGAACTTCACATCCAGCCCGTTGTTGGCGGCGATCTTGGCCAGCATCATCATCTTGCTGGAGTTGGCCGGCTTCAACAGGCGGTCGAAGCATTCCAGGATGGCCAGCTCTCCGACGATCTTGGAGTTGTTCGGGCCTTGGGAGGAAAAGGTGCCAGTCTTGCGAATGCTCGGCAGAACCTGACCCACCACCCACTCCTCGAAGCGTTCGGCGGCGGGCAACTTCGACTTCATCACCAGACGGTAGAGATCGCGTTCGGGAATAATGGTCATGAAACCACCACCCTGTTTCGGGGTAGTGGTCGCGGCCTTGCAGTGGCGGGCCACGGCATTCTCCGGTTTGGAGTAACCGAGGGCATCAGCGACGTCCCGGGCAACAAACCACGGATCTCCGAGCTTGTCAGTGATGACTCGGATTGCGGCGCCATCGAAGTCGAGCGGAATTACTGAAGAATTGCGCGCCACGTTTTCATATTGCGAAAAACGTGGCGCGGAAGGTGGCGAATTGACAGTTTGGGTAGACGTGGGCATTATTCGCTCCAGAACTTAGTTGTAAATGCTGCACAAAGAGCCAGGCCGTGAACCTGGCTTTTTTGTGCCTGCGATTTGGTGTTGCGGGTAAATTGGGTGTCCGGCCCTTCCGTGGTAGCTTTCGGCTTCCACACAAGAAGGCCTAGGAGGCCGGACAGATGAAATTGGATAGAGCGCTTCAAAAGCGGATTCTTGAGGCGGCAGCTGAAGCGTACCCATTCCCTGCCCCGCATGGCCTGTACTTCGATCTTGGCGCGACGGAGACAAATGAGAGAGTCGATGCGAACCTCTGTTACCTGGCAGAGCACGGGCTCATCAAAAAATGTATTGAGATCACAGGTGACGGATTCGCCCTTCCCACCAATAACGGCATTCAGTGCACAAAGTCGGGAATGGACTTTCTCGCCGATGACGGAGGGCTCAGCGCGGTCCTGGGTGTAGTCACGATCAAGATTCATGAGGACACCCTTCGTGATCTCCTAGAAAGGAAAATCCTTGAGAGCGATGCGCCTCCAGAAGAGAAGAGTCGCCTTGTTCAAGTACTGAAAGGACTATCTGCCGAGGCCATAAAACACCTGACATTGAAACTATTGGATGAGGGGGTTGGGCGTCTGCCGGCAGCAGTCGCGCTAATTGGTACGTTCCTTCAGTAACTCTCTCAGTGACGTTGGTGGTAGCTAGCTCGAATTTTGCGTAACCGATTTTTGAGCGCTCGCTGCCAACCTGCCCCCACAACTCGAGCCAGAACTCAGGCAAGGTCAGCCCAGCAATCGAAGGTATGATTTCCGTGCTCATAGGACTGCACCGGCCCGCGATTGCGACTTGCACGATCTGCCGCTGGTTCAGACGCATTACGCTCGAGCCTTGTGCAACTCAATTACCGCTCCGATAGCCTCAAGGCTCGCCGACATGTACTTGGCGTGCAGGGCGCGGATCTTCTTTGCTTCGTTCGAATCGATTTCGCCGTCTTCCAGGGCGGAAGCCACCATCTGGTCGAGGGCGCCACGCTGTGCGGATGCAGCCAGCGAGCGCTGGTACAGATCGACGTTGTCCAACTCCCCTGCTGCCGGGATCTTCACGAACACGCCGCCGTACATCGCGCAGATGTAGTCCGGTAGTTGCTCGGTCTTCGTTTCGCTTTCCAGCACGAATATCTCGGCATCGCTCAGCGGCTTACACCCGGCGGTTTCATAGATCTGGTTCTCCAGGCGCTTGTGCTTGATGCCAAGACGAGCAGCTGCGCAGTCCATCCCGCCAGGGAAAGCGTTGGACACGGCCGCCATTACTTGGCGGCGGGTCTCTAGTACGGGCGTTTTCATGTCCTAGTTTTTCCTTGGGTCGGTTGCGGTCAGAATTGCTTCAATGGAACGGCGAACAGGGATGTCAGGCGGCGCCGCGCAGGACTTTATGTGCCAGGTCGAGAAGATCAGGGCGGAGACCTGCGATAGTGATCTCGCCGCCAGATGCGTCTTGAAGGCGTTCAGCCAGATCGGCCGAGGCCTTTCGGTGACCACCTGCCAACTGCCAGAGGTGGCCTACCGTCGTCTTAGCAGCGGCAGCCACTGACTGGCGCCGTTCGTTTGAAGCGCTGGCGAGCCAGTCACGCAGATGGTCATTCATGAGATCTCTCCTTAAACATAGGAGAAATTTAGCTTATGGCTAATATCGTAGCAAGGAATATTTAGCTTTGAGCACATTTAGCATTGAGCTAAACGCTGGCATTCTTGCCCGCATGGATATTTATGCGATTCGCAAGCAGAAACTGATCAGCCTCATAGGAACCCAGAGAAAAGGCGCGTGCGCCGAGCGCTGGGGAATGGCGCCTGCGCATCTGAGTCAGATTTTGTCGGACAAGACAGCGAAGAATTTGGGAGATGACGTAGCGCGGAGAATCGAGTCGATTGAAAGGCTGCCCAGAGGTTGGTTTGATTCCATATCGCCAGGTGAGTCGATCAATCTAGGCGACGATCAAATATCGAGCAATGACTTAGGCGAGGCATCTGCACACACCGCAGCGGACCAGATAAAGCAGATGCTTTCGAGGGTCAAAGGGTTAACGAGCACAGCTCGTGACAGGATCATTGCGGCTGCTGACGAGACGAGCAACGTCATAACCGTAGACTTCTCTCGCCCCGGTCAGGTTGGTGACGAGGTGTGGATTGCCCACTATGACGTGCGTGCAGCGATGGGCGGCGGGCAGATCCCGCACGAATACCCGGAAATGCTCCAGGACATCAGGGTCAGTCCCAAGCATCTGCGCGACCTCGGCCTCACCTTCAAAGAACACTTTCATCTGAAGATGATCACCGGGTGGGGTCAGTCGATGGCACCGACGATCAAGGATCGCGACCCGCTGCTCGTCGACATTACGATTCGGGAGTTCACAGGCGACGGTATCTACCTCTTCTCCCACGACGATATGCTGTACGTGAAACGCCTGCAAAAGAAAGGCAAGGATCGCTTCAAGATGATTTCGGACAACAAGCACCACGACCCAGAGGATATTCGTGTCGACGATACCCATATCCTGGCCCGGGTGCTTTACGTGTGGAACGGACAGCCGGTATAGCGCCATGCCCCTCACCAAGCCCAACAAACAGCTGCGCAACGAGCTCAATTACCTTGGGCTGGGCCTCGAGCAAATCGCGGGCGGCATAATCAACATCACTAAGGACAGCCAAGATATCGATGTTACGGCCGTCCTAAAGCTGGTAGCGAAGCTATACGATGATGCGGATCGGCTCGCTGCCCTCGCAGACGAGGTTGGTGCTGGACTGATAACGCGAACCGAATCTGAGTAGGATCGAAGAAACAGCAAGGAGGCTGCATGCCCCTCACCATGCCAAACCAGCAACTGCGCCGCGACCTGAAAGAGGCTGCTGCCCTGCTCAAGTGGTCAGGCGTCGACCTGATGCAGGCTGCCGTCAAGCTATCTGAGTCGGGAGAGGAAGATGAGGCCCGGGAGCTGATCAGGATCGCGACCAGGTTTCATGCTGTCGAGGATCTGATGGCTGTTTATGCGGATGAGGTAAAGACGGCGCACATAACGCGCGTCAGTCGCTAAGCAAATAATCGCACAGGCAAATGCGGAGAACATAGATATGACGCAGACTGCAAAATCTCAGGCTGAATCTTACGCAGCAAGTCTTGAAGAGCTATCTAGGGCACTGGCCAGTCAGGCGAAAGTGTTCAGTGATGCAGGATTCATTGCTTTAGGTGACTCAATTCATGATCAAGCTGCAAAGCTTAGAGGCGCCATTGAGCAGCTCCGCGCCTTAGATCTGTAAGGACGCATTATGACCCTCGACAAACCAAACCAAGATCTAAAGCGCGACCTGCTGGGCATCGCCTCCGATCTCAAGTGGTCAGCCGTAGAGCTGATGAGGATTGCTGAGCGGTTGAGCCTTGCAGGGAATGAGGCGGACGCCCAGGCCGTGCTGAAGATGTGCACGGTGCTTCATGCGGATGAGGATCGGTTGACCGGGTATGCGGATGAGGTGAAGGCGGGAAGGATTGTGCGCAGCAAGGCTTAACTTAATGTGCTAGATAATTTTACCCTTAGAAGGCGGTTGCAATTATGGAAGATGTAGTCGGGCCGCTAAAGCCCAGGGCAGATGGGCTGTTGTACGCCGACGATTTGACGTCCTTTCAATTTATGGCTGTGATGGACACATTCACCGAGACCAGCCACCATTGTCCTGTATGCAATACCCGACAGTGGTCAGTTCAGCTAGACACTGACGACAAGCCTGTCTTGCTTGCGCTCCCTTCCTTCCGTGATGGCTCCGACAAAATGCTGAGTTTCTTCATGAGTTGCTCGCGGTGCGGGTTCATAAGGTCTCATCTTGCAGAGAATGTTTGCCAGTTGGCGAGTAAGCTCAAATGAGCGAAATACCTTACATAACGCTAGTCCCGCGATCTAAGCGCAGCAGTGACAACGGTTCTGGCGGAGGCCATACTGGGGGCGGAAACCCACCTGGAGGAGATCCAATGGAAGCTCGCGTGATAGCACTTGAGAAGGCATCCCAAGATATTCGGGACAAGCTTCTGCGCGTGGAGCTTCGCCTCGATACCATTGAATCCAGCATGGCCACCAAGGCAGACCTTGCGTTACTGGCCTCCAAGGATGACCTGACAGGCTATGTAAGGGCTAGCGGCAAGGATGTTCAGGACCTGGCTGTCAGCTTCCAAAAATCAATCACTGACGTCCAAAAGACGATCAATGAGCAAACTTGGAAATTTATAGGCCTTGCCGGAGTACTGGCGGGTCTAGCATTTACCGCCGCCAAGTTCATTCACTAAAACATCCTGACACTCCAGAGCCCGGCCCAGCGCCGGGCTTCTTGTTTCTCCACCTTGAGATGATAAAATCTGTGCCCTCCGTCTCGAATGGACTCGTTTTTATGCGCCTATCCTCGATGCCACTGGCCTTCTGCGCCATCTTCACCTGCATTTCCTTCGCCGCCCAAGCCGAAACCCAAAAAGAGAGAGACCTCCACTGCGCGGCCTACTACGAAGTGCTTTCAGTAGCTGGTGACCAGCCAGACATAAGCCGCAGTCAGTCCTCAAGAGCCTCCTATGTACTATTGGTGCATGCTGGCTATACCCCGCAGGCTCAGGAAGAAGTTGCGCAAAAAATGGTGGAATTGCACAAAGAGACACCAGGGCGGATGACGCCAGCTAGCACTGCCAAACTGCGTGAAAAATACGACGCCGAATGCAAAGTCCTTCTGAAGGCCGCCTTGTGAAGATCCTGGTGCTTGTGAGAGCTGTTACCCTGGCGGTAGCAGCATAAGCAGCCATCATCGAGCCCGGCCCAGCGCCGGGCTTCTTGTATCCGCCCTTCCCGATCTGGTCTATCGTCAGTGAGGCGTCTATCCATCTGGCCAAGGGCCAAGCCCGCCATGACCTCTCCCCTACTGGCGGGCTTTTTGTTATTGCATTCCCCGATCTGGACCCGTGGACTGACTAAGCCAGAATCTTGGAGGCCTGTCGAACGAGATCAAGCCACTCAGCCTCAGTGACAACTCCTTCACGCATCAAGCCGTTTGCCATTTCGATGAGAATTTCGTAAAGCTCCTCATAGTCGATATACAGTTCGGTTTCTTCCATCATGGAGCGCCAAAGGGCTAGCGCATTTTCCTTCCTGTCGTTGCTCATGCTCACCACCAAATAAGACACAGTTTATTGAGTTCGTAGCGCGTATGAGTGTTCAGTAATTTTGGTTATCACAAGATTTCGTAACTCCGGTTTATCCGCCACTGAACGGGCTTTTTGTTCCTGGATATAACGCAGCGCAAGACCTGGTATTCGCCCCCTCAAAAGGTGCCTGCGAATTAAGTGATAAGGTGTCTGCCCAATTGTGAGGTATACCCAATGAAACAGATCACTGATCGGCTCAAGGAAGAAAGGGTTCGCCTGGGCCTCACACAGCAAGCACTTGCGACCGCCGGAGGCGTATTGGTCAATGCCCAGGGCAACTATGAGAGAGGCGCTCGAGTGCCGAACGCAAACTACCTGGCCAATGTCGCAAAAGCCGGCGTTGACGTCCTCTACGTGATAACTGGGGCACGAGCGCATTAGTTTGGACGTGCGGCCGATTCGCGTTGCTAGCAGCAATTGATCGTCCGCAGGGCCGATGGTGGCTGTACGCCACGAATGGTAAAGTGCGGGCTCAATTCAACGGATCAGGTTTTTGATATGGATAGCGGAAGCCCCGTGGCCGGCTTTGTGTTTCTTATGGCCGCCTTCATCATTTATTTCACGCCTACCTTCATCGCTGCAAAGCGCAAGCATCGCAACGGCAACTCAATTTTTTTGGTGAATCTGTTGCTGGGCTGGACGGCGCTTGGATGGATCGCTGCGCTAGTATGGTCAGTTTCGGCGAATACAGAGCAAAGGGAGACCTCTGAGATTGGAGCCTCATCTGACAGAATTTGCCCGCTGTGCGCCGAGACCATCAAGCGAGCAGCAATAAAGTGCAAGCACTGCGGCGCCGATGTATCAGCAATAGATGACGCTAAACCCTCTGCCGAAGAGAACGATTCGTCGGTCACGGGCCCTGCAGATGTCAACTCAGGAGCAGTCTCGATACCCAGCAGCAATGCGTTGTTTGTCGCACTATGCTCTGCGCTCCTGGCGATCATTATCGGCGCCATTGCGTACAGATTGATACCGACCACTCATGCGCCTTCGCACACTGCCGTGCCCGCTACTTTTTCTCTGGCAGCGGACGACCTGGTGGTTTTAGACAGCTCAGCTTTTGGCTGCGTTTCCGCTACTGACTTCAATGAGTCCATGTTTCACTATAATCGCTCAGAATTTACAGCGTGGGCCGACAGAACCTCCGGAGAAAACTGCTTTCTCCAAAAAGACTTAGCAAAGGGCATTCGCTGGACCGTGCTTCAGGTTCGTGAGGATCTTGTGCAAGTAGGCTTGAAGCTCCCCACAGAGTACGCGAAGGAACCAAGAATCGGACAGTCTACGTACTGGACTCTCGCAAGGTGGGCATCCCAGGGCAAATAGAAGTCACGCGAAAATTTGAATCGTTCAGCCCGCAAAGCGCGGGCTTTTTCTTGTCAGTCAGAAAGGCGCAGCCTCTTCTTCCGGCTCAAACTCGGGCTTCCCCCTCCCCGCTACCTCGATTTCCTGCTGCTCCCACCTCACCGTCACGCTGCCATCGTCATTGAGCGTCAGCTCCAGCTCGTCCGTCTCGGCGATCACGCTCAGCACCTCTTCCCACTCCCGATCCCTATCTGTGTCAAGGCGATGAATCGTCACCCAGCGCTGCGCCTGCGCCACTGGGTGATTGATCATCGATGAGACGCGCAACGCAAGGCGCTCCATGCCACTCACCTCCTCCCGAACTGTGGGTGCCGCCTGCTTCTTCGCCATGAAATACCCTCCCAGTTGAATACTGTATATCCATACAGCTAATGGAAAAATCATAGCTCACTGCTAACTGGAGCGTAAAGCGCTCATAAACCTCACCCATCGGCCGGGCGGGACCTGCCAGATCCAACAAATTTCGCCCACATCTAAATATTTAGCTCGGAGCTATTGACGATATTTTAGCTTGAGGCTAAATTAACTCCATCGCAGCGGCACACAGCCACTGCGAAGGGCCTCACAGCCCGCCGCTCTTTAAAAGCACGGGAACCTCGCAGATCGATCCCCAGTAATGGGTACAGAGCGAGCAATAAATTCGATCTCCATGCCAGCTCTGGAACTGGCCGTGCTCCCAGATGCGAGTACGCGAAACCACGCAAGCCGGTCGGCGAAGAACACCGTCCACGAAATGTGTGACGCCGGCCAGAGATATGAATCGGGCGATGCGCGTGGTGGAGAAACGAACTACCGAGGATTTCTCGGGGTTCAACTGGACAGCATCACTGAGCAGCCTTCTAGCGAGGGCTGCTTGGGATGACAACCAGGAGCATCAGCATGCAAATCAATCAGAAGAAAACGGTGCAGGTCGACGTGACTGAGCTGCACCTCCACATCAAGGTCCGCGACGGGTTCGCGGCTGGCTTGAAAGACGCACAGGGCGATGAAGTCGGCAGCTATGAAGGCTACGTGCCGGATTTCTTCCCCGGGGAGCACTACGGCGATTACCTGATCCTGAACATCGACCTGGAGACAGGCCAGATCAAGAACTGGAATAAGCCGGTCGCCGCCGACATCGAAAAAATGGTCGAGGCGAGCGACGACGACTGACGGACCTTTTCACTGATGCACCTGGTTACCCGGGTGCATTGGGAAAACAACCGGGAGGCTCAGATGAAAATCTGCTCCATGTGCAAGCAATCGCTCCCCCTCGACGAGTTTTACAGAGACTCAAGCCGAGCCTGTGGACGGCGCCCAGCTTGCAAGGCTTGCTCAAAGGCAGGGCTGAGCAAGGCTAAGCAGAAGGCGTATTACCAAGCCAACAGGGAAGCCCGAAACGCTTACGGCAAGGCCTACTACCAGGCAAACAAAACCCAGGGGAAAGGCCACGCCAAGCGAAGCCTGAAAAGGTCCGTCGATAGGCTGGATGACACTTACATCAAACAGATCCTAGTGAAGTTCACGACCCTAAAACGGTTCCAGATTCCTCAGGAGCTGGTTGAGCTTAAGAGGCTGGAGCTGTCAATAAAACGTAAAACGAAGGAAATGCTCGATGAAGAACGCTGAAGAACTACGCAGGAACTTGGCCGACGTTTTCCGCCAATTGCATGCCGGCGAGCTGAAGCCGGCTGAAGCGGCCGAACTCGCCAATCTCGGCGGCAAGATGATCAACAGTGCCAAGGTACAGGTCGAGTATTTCGCGCTTCGCAAAGAGGCGCCGCGGATTGCATGGCTTGAGCAGGACGCCGAATAGGACAAGCAGCGCCACGACAGCCTGTCGTTAACTGCCCGATCCTCTCTATGAGAGCGCATCGGGGTGTGATCTGCCTGGACGCAATCCGGGTTCCCGCTTCTAAAGGGCCGAGGGCTATCAAACCCAGTAGGCGATCACACCCCGATGCGGTCTCATAGAGAGGATCGGGCAGTTAACGACAGGCTGTCGTTGCGCTGCTTGTCCTATTCGGCGTCCTGCTCAAGCCATGCAATCCGCGGCGCCTCGTTGCGAAGCGCGAAATACTCGACCTGGACCTTGGCTCTGTTGATCATCGTGCCGCCGACCTTGGCGAGTCTGGACGCTTC